GAAGAACTTAAATGATATATAATTGGGAAAACTATATAATAGACCAACTAAACGATATATATTTGAACGAACTGAACGATAGAACAATTAACAATAAAACAAAAACAGATGAATATTAAAAATAACAAATAATATTCTAACAATTAATTTACAAAATAAAAAATTAAATTGCGAAAAACAGATAAATATCAAATTTTTATGATTTTTCGTTTATATTGGACGACCCGTAGAACAACCTAAATGATATATATTTAGACGAACTATGTGATAGAGCAATTAAATGACATATATTTGAACGAACTGTACAATAAAACAATCAATAATAAAACAAAAACAAATAAATATTAAAAATAGCAAATAATATTCTGATAATTAATTTATAAAAATGAGAAAATAAATCAAAAAAATAAATAAATATTAAAAAAATATGATTTTTTATTTTAACTGGACGACCCATAGAAGAACCTAAACGATGTATATTTAGGCGGACGATATAATAGAGCAAATAATAAAAATAACAAATAATGTTCTGACAATTAATTTATAAAAATGATAAAATAAATTACAATAATAAACAAAGTTTATTTAGTCGCGACGCAGTCGTTGAAAAAAAACAAATAAATTTTATGATTTTTTATTTGAACTGGACGACCCATAGAACAACCTAAATGATATATATTTAAACGAACTTTATGATAGAGCAATTAAACGATATATTTAGGTAATAATTATTTATAAAAGTCATTTATTTTTTTTAGTCCACTTATGAATACACATTTATCCACATCAATATTATTTTGAAGACACGTAATGACGAAGATAATAATTGTTTTGTCTATTATCATATTTTCGCGGGTGAGTTTATTAAACAGGCAACAAATATCTTGGCTGCATATAATGTCGTCCTTATTATTGTCCATAACATCAAATGTTAATTCGCATGATAATTTAAGTTCATCATTCCAAGAATAACAAAATATGTGTTCGTAATTAATATTTTGTTTGATGGACTCAATTTTATTTAATAAATGTGCGTATTTTTTATTTGTGTCGTCAGATATAATATATATTACCATTTCATTGACATTTACATCACATTTAAAATTATTTAGTAACAATATGACGTACTCAAGTATATCATTATTTTTAACGTCATCATAATCGGTCACCAGCTGATGCATATCATTTATAGGAATATAATCAATTAATTTTATGTCACTACTTATTTCCATTTACTTTATTCAGATAAAAAAACATAATACGCATAGTGTGAAACGACAACAATAATCTAATTATTTTACTGAACGCATAAAATAATTACTTTCCTTAATGTATAATCACATGAACAAATTAATGTTAAATATAATTTCATTCATGCATTTGTTATTAATAATATTTGTCATAGGTGTGCCATTATTGTCGAACGATTTAATGCTAATAATATTGCACGCGTGGATAATTCCATTTATTTTGTTGCATTGGTATTTAAATGATAACAAATGTATGCTGGTCGTAATTGAAAAAAAAATGAGAGAAAAAATATATGGTGAAAAACATGATATATACGATGAAGATTGTATATCATGTAAATTAATTGAACCTGTGTATGATTTTAATAAAACAATGGAAAAGTTAAAATTAGGCAACATTTTATGTATCATAACAATGACCATGTGGTTGATTTCTATAAGTAAAATACAACATAAACATTCATCCGGTGAAATATCGCGAACTGTTGATACTGTTAAAAAAAAATTAATAAAAATGCGACAAAAATATTAATACTTATCATGACGGTGCTTTTTCTTTTTACCTCCTCCTTTTACAGGGGTGCTGCCGCGTCTTCTAATGATTTTACTTTTTGTGCTGCTGCTTTTGCTGCTGCGTCTGCTACTGCTTGTGCTGCTTTTGCTGCTGCTAATTGTGCTGCTTTTGCTTGTGACGCCAATTCTACCGATGATTTTGGTGCTGCTGCTACTGTTTGTAACGCTTTGTTTTGTGCTGATGTTGCTGCTGCTTTTGCTTGTGACACCAATTCCGTTAATTCTACCGATGATTTTGGTGCTGCTGCTACTGTTTGTAACGCTTTGTTTTGTGCTGATGTTGCTACGTGTGACGCTTTGTTTTGTGCTGCTGTTGCTACGTGTGACGCAAATTTTGTTAATTCTGCTGATGGTTTTGGTGCTGCTGCTACTGCATTGGTTGCATGTGTTATTGCTGTTGATTTTGCTCTTTTTGCTGCTGCTACTGCATCGGAGAATGCTCCTCCTTCCAATGTCCCAGCCGTTGCAACCTCTCGCATATTAAGCATTGGTCCCCTTCTTCCACCACCTGTGTTACTTTGTTGCTTTGTCTTCTTTTTTTGCTTTGTCTTCTTTTTTGCTTCAGATGAAGAAGCTGCTTCGGCTGCTTCTTTTGCTTTGGCTGCTTCTTTTGCTTTGGCTGCTTCGGCTGCTTCTTTTGCTTTGGCTGCTTCGGCTGCTTCGGCTGCTTCGGCTGCTTCTTGTTTCACATGGGAGGCAAACTTTTCCGTTGCTGCGAAATGATTATTTAATTTTTCGGATTTTTTTTGTGTTAATGTTGAATTTTGTGTTGTTGTGGGACACTTTATATTGCACAGATCACTAAGAGTTACAATTTTTTCTTGTTTTTTATAAAATGTTTGAGATACATCCACAAATGTGACATAAATTTGTGCTCCATTAAAAATAAATTTGGTCACATATCCATCAAATTTTTTTTTATTATGGACGACGTGTATAATAATTTTATTTTTATCGGACGTATCAAACGGGATAGGTAAATTTAATGCTTTACCTATTTTTTTTTTTTCGCTGTCGAAAAGCAATTTTTGTTCCACTACTTTGTTATGCAAATCATCTCCGGCTTTTTTTATTTTTTTTACATTCTCTTTAATTTTATTATTGTTATTTTGATCATTAATAATTTGTGTATTCTTAACAATATGATCTTTTTCAGCATCAGTTACGTTAGTTTCGTCATTATTAATGGATGATTCTCTTATATTAATTGAAATTTCGTTTAATAAGTCAGCTATATTATTTGCTTTAACTGGAATATTTAAAGAATTATGAAATTCATTTATTTTATCACTAATTATTCCGTGTAATTTTTTCATGTTGCCACAATCGATGTAATATTCGCAACCTTTGTATTCATCATCGATATTGAAATCTTGCGTGTCTTTAAATTTTGTTGCTTCAATTCCAATTTTATTAATTTCATCACTATTCAAACCCATTATTGTTTTTGTAATTGATAATCTATCATTGCTGGGTTTTTTATCATCACCATCACGTGCTGCTTCAGACTTTTGTGAGTTTTTTTTAAAAAACTTCATAATTGTTATATATTAAATGACAACATAATAATTATAAATATTCATTTTATAATCTATTTTATCATAATTTATTTTATGACGGTTCCTTGTTTGCAATGTCCATGTGTTACGTCTTTGCATAATTTTTTGATATCAACTGTATCCTTGTGTGGATGCCCGTTATAGTGGTATTCAATTGTAACGGTTTGATTAAGAGCATTAAGTTCAACTATTTGACCAACAACATCATCAACACATTCTTTGCTCGCGGATGTGAACATGGAATGTGAATCAACTATAGTTTCAACTTTAACGTTAACGCGATCATTTGAAGTAAACTTAATATGTTGCATTTCATTACCTAAGGTTGTTTTTCCTGCGATTTTTAATTTTTTTTCATGTTCGTCATATGCTTGTCTCAAGTGCGTAATACCGTTTAATAAATTACTTAAAATTGATGATATATTTTCATCGTCAATATTATTAGTAAATTTGTTGTTTAACGTTATACTTTTAAATGTTGATTGAGCTGCCGTAATGGATTTATAAATGGTTGCGGCGTCTGTTGTGACCAATTGATTTTTATCAAATTTAGTTTTAAATTTTGACACGTTGCTTATTAATTTTATAGCGACATTCTTTTTCATCACAATGACAATCATTGCTATCACTGTCACCATAATTAGCAAATAATTTTACGTCGTCTATTTTTTCAACTGCCTCAGTATATCCAATAGATGATGATTTAGTTCCTAATAAGCTCATTATATATATATATATATTGGTTGATAATTATTTTTATAAATTAAATATCATTAAATGGTCACAGTTATATGTTCATGTTTTGGCATCTTTTTAGGTTCACACACTTTATAATCAACGATTGATTTTATATTTGCGTCCACATATTTTATTTCAGCAGTGTGAGCAACAAGCATACCAAATGATTGAACCTTAGTAACTGTCCCAGTTTGTTTTACACAGCCTATATATGGTTTTAAAATAAACATAGCTTCTTTTGTGGGCTTTTTTTCGTTATATTTTTTTATATTTTCTGTGCGTATTTTTTTATCTGCACAAATTTTTTTATGATGTTCAGAAAGTGTCGCATCATTTATAAATCCGTTCGGATCATAATTTGCATTATAATCAACACGCGGAATTATTCTGCGCAATGTTTTAATTTTTTCTTCTGTTGTATTTTGCAAAATTTCTTCAACGAGTCCATATTTTTTAGATAAATTATAATTTACCAAACGAGTACTGTCATCAATTTTAATTCTAAAAATTTTCATATTTGATAGTGATTTCGTAAAATTATGCGCAACAAGTTCAATATTTCCAAGATGTTCTTTATTTTCATCTGATAAACAATATTCTGAAAATTTAATATTTATGCTATCTAACAAATTATCTAGATGAATGGCATGTTCAACACGAATATTAATAATAGGCTCATTTGCGTATCCACTCCTGTTAGCAGATATTTGATGATAATGTGTTTTTAATTGAAAGTCTCGTATTTTGCCATCATCATATTGATATTGCACGTTAATTTTATGATACGAAAAGTTTTTTCCTATGTAAAATGACACTTTATCTATGTCAAAATTTTCTATTTCGATTGAATAATCATGTTTTTGTGAGCTATAAAATCGTTTGTTGTATGTATTGTTCATATATAAGCACTATTTATTATTACATTAACGTTAAAATAATATAATAATATTTATTTTTCAATTTTTTATGAAGGCGATTAAATTAACAGATAAATTACTTCAAAAACTTAATTATGTGTGTTTAATATATAAAATGACTGACATATATTGCGGTGTTCGTGATGTACCAAAAGGAAAAAAACGAGGTTCCATGAAAGAATGTGCTGAAAAAGGTGAGGTGCGCTATTTTGGTTTAAATAAAGTTGACGAACGTTTGCTTGAATTTTTACGTGACCCTAAAAAAAAACCTATGTCGCGCGATAAAGTGTTCATAAAAATGTCAACACTTAAAATTAAACTTAAAAAAATGCAAATGGAAGTAACTGATGCGCAAAAAGAAAGCATTAAAAAAAAAACATCATCGTCTATTAAAAAATTTCAGACGATAAAAGAATTATTTAATAAAAAAGTTGACGAATATAATGAGATTGTTAAATTGTTCAATAAGTTGGACAAAGAAAAAGAAGCAGAAAAAAAATTAGCAGCTAAATCCGCAAAGAAAACATCAGCAAAGAAAACGTGCGTAAAGGGGACAACTGCGAAGAAGACAACTGCGAAGAAGACAACTGCGAAGAAGACAACTGCAAAGAAGACAACTGCAAAGAAGACAACTGCAAAGAAGACAACTACAAAGAAGACAACTGCGAAGAAATAAATATTGTTAGTCAGCGATAAAAATATTATCGATGATACAAATCAAAAATATAATTTATTAATATAATTATTAATAAATTACATGACTTCAGAAATAAATGACTTAATTATAAAATATAAAACTTCATCAAAAATAATTTCTTCACACTCAAAAATGAATAAAAAATATCAAAAATTAATGAAAAAATATCAAAAATTAAAAAAAAAATCATTAACAACAAAAATAAAAATACGTTCATGATTCATTTTTATTGTCTTCATCATCTTCATCATCTTCATCATCTTCATCATCTTCATCATCATCATCTTCATCTTGAAGTTCATCATATAATTCTTTTTTATTATTTTTATTTGCATAATATGCAACCCATAAAACGAAACCAAATAATAATCCTAATATTGTAACTTTTGTATGACTCTCCAAATTATCCCAATTTTTGATAACTGAGTTGAACATTAATAGTGCACCTCCACCAGCGAGTCCAATTTTAATTGAACTAATTTTTTCATCATTCATTAAAAAATATGATGAAGTTAACGTTAATAAACTAATAACGAATATTAATGTTATTGTTTTTTGTTTTTTTTCATTGTATGGCAACGATTCATACATAGCATTAATAATATTATATACGAGAACATAATATATTGCGGCAACTGGAGCACCAAATAATAATTTTTTCAGCATTACAATGTTATTATATTTTCGCAAGATTATTATTTTTTATGACTATTTATATAGTTATTTTTCCTTTTGATTTTAATTCCTTCTGCATTTTTAATAAGTGCGATATATTTTTATCAATTTTTTTATCTTGTGAAGCTTTAGTGTATTTTAATACTCGGTTCATCACTGCCATGTCTTTAATTCTGCTATCAACAATTGCTTTCTTTTGAGCAATATTATCTTTAGCCTTTACGTCCTTAATAGCCTTGGCAATTTTAATTTTTTCTTCAGCTTCTATTTCTTCAGTAATAGCAGCAACTTCAGCAGCAACTTCAGCTGCCACAATTGGTTTAATCGTTGCTTCGGCTGCTTTAGTTGCAGCAAGTCTTCTTGCTGCGTTTTGTTGTCTTAGTGACATTTGCCACAATTTTGTAAAATGTTCCCTATTATACGTTGGTGTGCCGTATACTATGCGCGTGACGATATAGATAATGATTAACATTATTCCAATTTTTTTAATATTTTCAACGCAATTCGTCATTGATACTATATATATATATATTATTTGGCAAGTTATAATATAATATTAAAATATGTGATTAACTCAAATTAGATGATGCAGTTGCATATTGTGCTATTTGCGTATGTTGTTTTTAATGATAATGCAGCGTTGGCTTTTGTTAATTAGGTATTAGCATCATCCAACGCTTTTTGCATCAATAGTCGAGTTAATTGCTTTTGATATGTTTCCCAAAAATCCTTTATTTTTTAAAGTGTTCTTTATAATCGTTGGCTGATGAATCATTCATAACATGAATAATTATATAAATGATAATTAATATTAATCCATATTATTTTAAAAATTTTCATGTATTTCCAACGCAATTTAGCATAATTTGTTTATATATTCTTTGTATATTTAATTTAATTACATTAAAAATATGTTTCTATGTAGTTTCGCTATTATTTGACGAATTTAATTGATTTTTTATAGTTTCTGTATTATCTATAAAATTATCAATACGTGCAGCTAAAATATCAATAATTTCTTTTATGGTATTTGTGTGTATTTCAAGTATCATACTTTTTTCAATATATTTTTGTTTATGCATATCAAATAATTCAAACGATTCCTGTATTCCTAAGTTAATGACTACATTTCTTGATGATTTTTTAGCAATTTCAAGATCATTGTCAATATTATGAAAATCATATGCTATTTTCATTATTATTCCCAAATGATAACCCACTGCATTTATTTGCGTATCAATCGATGCAGAATTTTCACCACCTCCCAATAACCAACTAATATGTATAATTAATTGACATAATGTACATGTGCTATCTTTTACCATCTGCATTGTCATGTCACAAGAATAAAATTTCATTGACGATAATTTTTGTTTATGTTTTTTATTTTTAAATTTATAGTCAAGCATGTCATATTTTTTATAGTCAAGTGTCGGTACATATTTTACAAAATCATTACTGTTGAGCATAGCGCTTAATAATTTTGATGATATTATTTTATTAATTAAAGTGTTTAATTTTAATGTTTTGTCTTTGGTATATTCTAAACAAATATTTTCTAAATTGAGTGCAATATTGTGGTGTATATTGTTGAGAATGACTAATTTTATTGTACTATAATCGGTATGCTTTGTTGAATATGTTGACGGTAAATTATCATAATTTTCTGATTCTTTCATAAATAAATAAATATTTTCCATAGCAGCCGCAATGTGATAACAATGTGCTGATGCATTTGTTTTTTTACTTTGACTTTTAAATGTGGTCAATAAAATAATTGCCAAAAAATAATCAGTATTTTCGCAAGCGTTTAAAACAAAATTTTTAGTTACGTCATCAAAATTATTTATTGAGCTCTTTGATTTAAAATATTTTTCGATGCTCTCTTGATACCTCGAAATGCGACTCATTATTTATATTATGGTTAGGTTTTATAAATTATATAATCAACACAAATCAATGCGTTTATTATATTTTACATAATGATATATTATATTCTTACCTATAATAATATTAATTAAAATTATAAATATTTTAATTTTTTTACAAAACGTTGCAATTATTTTTTTTGTTTATTTTTTTATTCACGTTAAATATAGTATTAATGGCGGACAGCGATTATGAACACAATCCTAATGAATATATATTTATTGACCCCACAAAAATAGCCAATAATGACATAAATATGATTAAAAAATACATAAAATCGTCAAATTTACGCTTAGCTCCAAATGTGCACAAACACAACGTTCATAACAATAAACAAAAAATAAAAAAATGCAATTTAGGTCCAGTATACACAATATTTTCATTTGTGCTGAATATCATTATTTTTATGATCATATTGTATGCAATATATAGTATAATTACATACATTGTTGGTGATAGCAGCACAAATAATGATAATTTTGACGATATCGTTCGGACAAACAAAATTTTCACATTGCGCGAATCAACACAAAAATACAGAATAAATTAATAATTTTATTTGATGTCCAGTTAAAGATAAATTAAATTAATAATTTTATTTTATTTGACGCTCGTGTAAATGATGTATACATGCATCGTTTAGCTTCATTATTGTTATTATTATTTAATATATCATCACAGTCAACATATACATTATAAAATGTTGAGCCTTGACTTTTATGTGACGTAATTGTAAATCCATAATTGACATTTGCAAACTGGTCAATAAATATTTTGCTCCATTCTTTCCATATGCGTTTAATGATAGCTCTATCTATTGTTTTTATTTGTGACTTAAATTTACTTTTCATTTCATTTCTCATTTCTTTAATAATTTCCATGGCTAAACGTTTATCTGTATCTAATGTGTAGCGTGATTCGTGATGTATTGTCATAATATCATGAGTTACCGGAATCACATTTGGAACATTATGTTCGCAAAGTCTCACGACATTTAATTTCCACACTTTATATTTTCGTCGTGTTTTGTTATTTATTTTATTGATATATTTTTGATAAACATCACGTATGACATTAAAATTTTTTATTTTTGATATCGATTTATTTAATCCGTCGGCTATTTCACCAATAGATACAGTTAATTCGTTAACATTTAAAACTTTTATTTGTTCTGACGTGTAAAATTTTGCTCCACTACTTGATTCTTCAAAATTATAAAAATCATTGAGTATCAATACATCATTTATTACATATTCGTCCATTATTTTATTTTTTTTAAGTGGATCTTTATAAAACATATATGATCTAGCAGCATCATTATATACATCCATTTGTTTATTTGTCCACGTTAAAATTATATTATTTGTGCCATTGTCCAACTCTTTTAAATATCTTTTAAACCATTTCGTTTTAGTCTTATCTTTTTTATTTTTATCATATGGATATAACTTAACAAAATCATTATCTATATATTTGGATATATTTGGTTGTTTTGTTTCATTATATACCCATCTTCTTATCTCGTTACATAAATTATTAATGGTGTCATTATTATTTCTAACTATATGCGTAAAAGTTATAGTGTCAATATTAATTATTTTTGATGCAAATCTCATCATGTTATCTTTATTTTCTTCGATTATTTCGTTACCATTAATAACAGTATCCATCTTTATGTCATTACATAACATATAATCGTGCAAATTTAAATCATCTTTGTTTTTTATAAAAATGGATGATGTTGTTTCATTTACAGGGGGTAATTGTGCAGGGTCACCAATAAATATGATTTTAGGAACTTTAATGTAATTGTCAGTTAATTTAATGTCTTTAGTGACTTCACATGTTATGTCATTTATTATTTTTAACGGTATCATTGAACATTCATCAACAATAACAATGTCATAATTGCCCAACAAATTATCATTACCCTTGATAAATATTCGTTCACCTTGTAAATCGAAATCATTTTTATAATTAAGCAGTCGATGTATCGTTATGAAATCTATTTTTATGCCAGTCAATGATAATTTGTCAATATAATCATCTAATTTTTTTTCTTTCCCATCGTCAACAATAATGCTATTATATAAATCGACGACGTGTGACCTAAATTTAGATTTGCATATATTTACAGCTTTATTTGTTGGCGCAGTAAAAGCAACCGATTTAATATTTTTCGTGTGCAAAAGAAAATGCAATATTTCAGTTATTGTTGTTGTTTTTCCGGTTCCAGCATATCCATACATTCCAAACATGCTTCTCGTATGATCTTTTAAAAATTTACATAAGCATGTCACACCTTTTTTTTGATCATTTGTTGGTCCGAATTTGTTTTTTTTTTCCTCCACGAATTCTTTTGTCATTTTGTCAACGTCAAATTCCATATTGTGCGATATTTTATTATCAAATATTACGGACACCAATTGTTTTATATCAATTGCACCATCATATGATATCGTTATTTTTAAAATTAATTCGGTAAACCAATCAGAATTGATCATTATATTCTTTTTTTTTACGAACTGGATTAAATATGTATATTCAAGCATATTTATGGTTTCTTTTTTCATCTCGCTTGCAAATAATTCACATAGTTGACGCTCTTCGTATAATTTATTGTTTTCAGCAGAATTTTCATCATTTGTAGTAAGCCACTGACGAAAATCCATTGTTTTTTACATTAAAATTTATGAATAATATTATGAAATTTAATAATTCAATATTTTATGATATTAATGCATACATATTTATGCGTCAATATTGATTATAATTTATTGTTAATAAAATAATTTATTTTTTTGTTGATTTACTTGTTGATTTTTTAGGTTTGGGTTTTTCCTCTTCTTCTTCAGAATCTTCTTCCTCCTCATCATCTTCTCCATCATCTTCATCAGCTTCATCAGCTTCATCATCATCATCTTCATCTTCTTCCTTTAATTTTTTTGTTGTTTTCTTTGTTGTTTTTTTAGTGTCATCATCATCATCATCATCATCATCATCATCATCATCATCATCATCATCATCTGTTTTTTTTGCTTTTTTATCGTTTGCTTCTTTTATTTTTAGAGTTAACGTAATTGCCTCATTTGTTTTAGTTTTTAATGTTTCCGCGAGTTCTCCAATAAAATGAACATCAATTGCGCACATAATTGATTGTCCGTCAAGTGTTTTTCTTTTCGCGTAACCAATTAATTTAAAAGCAGTTGAGAGCATAACTGAACTCGCCTTAACGAGCAAATATGTTAAAAATGAATGTGCATCCGAATTCAAGTTAAAAGTCACTCCAAAAATTTTATCTGTAAAAGTTTTTAATTGATCTTTCTTTACACAATATTGTGACGAGTAGTCTAAATATGGGTCGTATGTGTTTAAATATCCTTTAAAAAACATAGCTAAATCATCTTTTAAAAGAATCGAGTTCATTAAATTTTGTTTAGTGAAATTTTTAAGTCCAGCAACACTGCTATCAGTTTGATGTATTGCGCTTTCTAAAATAGCTTTGCACAAAGATTCATTGAATGCCGTTAATCCAACCTGTGATCCCTTGCCAATTTTTGGAATCTCAATATCATGACCAATTGCATAAGCTTTGCACAGTTGCTTAAATGGAGTTACATTAAAATGAAGTCCAGCACTGGTAGTAAGTTTGTTAGGTCCATCTACTTCTTCAACTTCAATTTCTTCAGCTTGTTTAGTTGATTTAGGCATTGTTTATCGTTAGTCTTGTTTATTATCTTTATTTTAAATCAATTTGCGCATTCAATTCAAATTTCAATTTTTTGTGACCGATATAGATCAATAAAAAATTGAAATAGCTAAAATATTGTAGGTTTCGTTATTATTATGATTTATTAATATCCAGTCGAACCAACAACTTTAAAAGTTTATTTAGGTTCATGTTTTCAACTTTACGATGCAAAGATTTATTGCGTGAAAAATTCGATTTTGTGCTGGTTCATGACGGAACATTTTGCATCAGTCCTTCCATCATATCACAAGAAGTGTTGGATACGACCAAAAACCTCGACGCGCAATTTGAAAAAGACGCCAAACGAACATGCATCATTATCAACGATAATCCAATAACATCATCCACTGCATGTCGCCATCATTTTACAAATTATGATAGTAAAATATGTGATGATGTTGTCGGATTGTTGACACAAGCTGCACTTGCTGATGTATTTTTAAATGTTCATAGCGAAACATTTGAAATTATGTCTGAACTTGGTTGCGTAATTGTGTCAGGAAATACAAGGAGTGACATATGTTTCGACGTGACGGTTGTTGATACTGAAATTGTCATTAAATCGAACGTGAAATTTATGATGAAAAATGAAAAGTCTGAAGTTGTTGGACACATTGATGTTCGTTATGAAATGATGTTTGATGATGGTGTTCTTGATGAGTTCTCAAACGTAACTTATGAAATCATGTGTATGTGATGTTTTTTTATTGGACATATATTGGACGAACATTCGAACAACATAATATTTCATGCATGATTTTACTATAAAAACATTTTATTTATAGTACGTTATAAATACACAGTATGCATTTATTATTAAAAATTAATTTATCGCTATGATTAAAACATGGACAATATCAAAGAATTATCATCAAAGTATGCAACACATGCATTATTAATATTAATAATAGTAGCTATGTACTTTTATATGAACCACAAAAACAAGCAAAACAAAAAACAATATAAAAAAAAATATATTGAGTTGAAACAAAAAATAATAGAAAATAAAAAACTTACACAAAATAAAATGCAAATGGAACAGGCTAAATATATGAATGATCTAGATTCTATAAGTGACGATTCTGGTCAGAATAATGAATTTGAACCACATGGCGTTGAATCTGATATGGCAAGTTCTAACTTTAATGCAGACAATAATTCAATATTAGATGCAGAATATCCAAGAGACCAAAACAACGAAAATTGCTGATCCCCATAAAAACTTTGTTTGTGTTTTGTTTAGGTTATCAAAAATGTATAGATAAGATATATTGTATAAATGTTAACTATAATACTTTGTATTTTGCTAATATGTGTGTCTATTGCGTTTTATTATTATTATAAATGTACGTCAATATCAAATAACATAACCAAAAAAATAAACAAATTGCCACCACAAGTAAAAACACGAAACTATTCTGATGAATTTTCTTTTGACATGGATGAATTTTCATTATCACATACACATAACAATCAAGATAGTATAATAAATGAAGATGATAATGATGAAGAATTTACATTAATGACTGAACAATAAAAGTGTTTATATATCGCAAACAAAAGAATCTCCGTCCTGATTTGCTATTTTATTTAATGCACAATCAACCGCAACTTCTTTTACTATTTTTTCAAATTCTCTTATTATTTTATTTTTTTTTTCAGCCAAAGATAAAATATATTGATCGACAGATTCGGGTTCATCTGGATGAGTTGCTATATATACATACACTTTTACTGATCTTTTTTCAGTCTCGATATTTTTATGTGAACAAAATCTACTCGCTCTGCCAATTATTTGGTCCATTTTTGCTTGATTCCAATAAGGTTCTAATATATGTACCTGTTGAACACCAGATAAACTTACGCCTTCTTTTATTGATGGAGAACCAAGCAATATTTTTATCTTGCTACCTGATTGTAAATTATCATCCATATTATACACTGCTTTTATTTGTTCCTTTGTTACATTCGTTTCATCTCCAGACCAAATAGCATATCGTTTACGTCCTTCACCTTTTTCCATATAATTTTTATATCCAAATTCGTCTAGCACGCGGATAATACTTTTAATTCCACCATATTCCTTAAAATTTGAATATATAAAAACTTTGCCTTTACATGACTCAATCTTTTTCATTATTTTATGAATTTTAATTGAATATTTTTCAAGGTTATCAGTAATATATTTTCCTTTAAATGATGCATATCCATTATCTCCTGTTTTTTTATTAGGGAATACAACATTTGATATAAATCGTGTACCGATATAAAAATTATTTGGTAATTCGTCAACTGTCTTTTCCATTTTATTTTGTGTTCTTACGTTATCAATCTCCATATTCTCATTTTTCACAACTGATTTATATGCATTGTATTGAAAAGTACTCATTATACATTTTACATATCGAATTGTCATTTCGGGAAATACATATGACGGTGCTCCTTTAAAATATGATATATGTCCCTTTACCGACTCTTTAAATAGATCAACATTTTGTATCGATAATGATATTTTATTTGTTGTACCGTTTCTTTTCATTTTTATAAATGTATTATCAAATTCTTTCCCAGTTGGTAATTTTTTAGGAATTTTTAACAAATTCATAGTCAGTGCAAGTTCACTTGGACGATCAAACATAGGAGTTGCCGATAGTAATATAATTCGTAACGATGCAGGTGATTTTGATATCAGTTCATATAATACATCATAATATCGACCCCCTTCAGATATCATATTTTGTATTTCATCAATTATTAACACACTGTTATTCAATGATATGTCATCATCGCTTGCCAATTCAATAAATTTATTATATGAATAAATCGTGTAATACTTGTCAATTATTGCATCTGATTTTTTTATTATATTTATGTATTCTTTATCAGATGGATGATAATTTAATAATTTTTTACGATCACTTTCTGACATGTATTCATTTCCAGCACATTTACTTCGTAATTCATTTCTAAAATTGCCTTTTAATGATGCAGGTACAACAACTACAATTTTGCGAGAATGTTTCCACTCTTCACCTACTCTAACTGCAGTGCATGTTTTTCCTGCACCTATTCTATGATATACTAATACACCTCTATATGGAGATTTTGGATTTATATATTGTGCCACGAATTTTTGAGGCATCTGAAGTTCATAATCTTTGGGAAAACATATTTGATTAAACGTTTTCTTTTTTTTAGGAATCGCATATTTATCATAAATTTTATTTATTTTTTTATTGAAATTCACGTCATCAATTTTTGGATACACCATCTATATTTTATATCAACATTATTTGATTTAACATAAAATAAACTATATTAAATAAAATATATGTTTATCTTTTTAATTAAATATTTTTTGAGATCATTTGTTTTATGTTAAATCAAATAAACTGATGAGAATAAATTAATTTATGGTGACTTATCTTTGCGAGACCATTCTTTTTTTTGAATTTGAAATCCATTTGACTGTGCGCCTTGCTGAAATGGATTCGGACCATTTGACTGTGCGCCTTGCTGAAATGGATTCGGACCATTTTGAGCACCTTGCTGAAATCCATTTGATAGTACACCTTGATAAAATCCATTTGACTGTGCACCTTGTTGAAATGGGTTAGGTTGTCCACTTGTTGTATTATTATATTTTGAAAATTTTGGTTTTCCAGAAAATTTATTTAAGTGTTGAGGCGGTTGCATATGTGTTACCGGTTCTGGAATACAATATAATTGTCTCAATAAAGTTTTACCAGTTGCCCACAACGTTGGATTATGGGAGTCATGACCCCTTACTATTAATATTTTAACTAAAGATACATCATCAATGTCCGTAATTTGAGATGCATCTATTTTTCTGATTTCTTCATAATTAAAATTTAAATCATTTAAGTTTCGATCATTGTTTTCTTTTGGCGCGTTAAATTTATTTGTGTTAACGTCACTGATTTCGACACATTTTTCAACGATTTTATTTTTAACATTCTTTTTAGCAGATTGTTTTTTATATGATTGCATACCAACATTTTGTTTTTCATCTAATTTTTTTTTAATTTGTCCATCATTAGATTCTTCTTTAATCATTTGTTCTTCTATTTGTTCTTCTATTTGTTCTTCTATTTGTTCTTCTTCATCCGATTCTTCAACTAGTTTTTCTTCATTCGATTCTCCTTCAACTTGTTCCTCATCAACTTGTTCCTCATCAACTTGTTCCTCATCAACTTGTTCCTCATCAGATTCTTCTTCAACTAATTTTTCTTTAACATCTAATTCATTTTTATCATGTTCATACTCTGACTCTTCTTCTTCATGTGTTGTTTTTTTAGTCGTTTTTTTAACGGCTGCTTTTTTAGTGGGTTTAATTGTTTCTTTTTTAGTTCCCTTTTTAACGATTTCTTTTGTTTCTTTCGATTCATTTTTCGTTACAATAATTTCATTTACGTTAGAATCTTCATTTAAATCAGTCCATCGAGTAGATTTAGTGGTGTCTTTGCTTGTCTCTGTTTTTTTTACACGAGGTGGCATTATTATATGGATTAATATTAGTTAATTATCAATACTTTAAATAAATAAATATAATATTTATTTTTCAATTTTTATTTCAATGTATCGATAACATATATATTTAATATATTGATATATGTATAATGTATTACAATTTTTGTCCCAAGTTAAGCATGTGGTACATAGAAGCTTACAATGAATTATCTATACCTAAAAAAAAAGTTGACAACTATTCATATGGAATTTATCCCATGAGATTTTATAAAAATATTAATCCAAACGTCAACAAAGAATTTGATTTTATATTTATTGGCGGATTGTTCACAGATAATGCAACATTTGTCAACCGCAGATGGATTATTCCGTTTATTAAAAAAAAATTTAACGATAATTCATTTCTGCAATTCACCGATAAAAAAACTAAAAGAAAACATAAAAAAATGGGCAAATATGATCGCACATATACAAATACCGGATTTGTGCCAAAAGAAATAAAAATAAGTGAAAGGAATTTTTTTGATAAAAATTATTTCGACAATTTATCGAAAAGTAAATTCGGTTTATGTCCCGCAGGTGATTCAATGTTTAGCATGAGATTTTATGAATGTTTAATGTGCAAATGTATACCTATTATTAATACAAAAAAAGAAACATATAGAAGTAAAAAAGAATCTGAATTAAATTATAAATATTATTTATCGTCCGACACTGAATTTATTTATAGAGAAGACTGGGCAAATCATAATTATGATATATTTTTAAGGTACCACACATTAGAATATTTTTACACAAACATACATATATTCGGAATGAAAAGTTCCGGACTACACTTAATTTGTGATGCAATACAACAACATTACACATGTCATACATTATATGATAATTTTGAAGAAGAACCACTTTTAAATGATGAAAAAGAATGTACGTTGTCAGAAGAAAAAATCAACGGTAATAATATTTTATTGTTTAAAGATAAAATTCATAAAATTAATAATGACAATAAAACAATTAGTTTATTGATTATCAGAGACGTTTGCGATGTGATTACCTCAAGAATATATAAAAATGATGAACAGTCAAAAATTGATAACGTATTTATCGACACCTATAAAAAAATATTAAAAGAGGCGTTAAATATCGATAATAACATCAAAAATAAAATGATAATCAATACAGACAAATTTATACAAGATAGTGCGTACGCTAATGATTTATTACATAATTTAAATATTAAAAATTATACTCATGACAGCAAAGTTAGACAAATAAAAGGTGGCGATAAAACAATTCATGATGAAAAAATAAAAAATGATATTGTTGTACCTTCACATATAATCGATATAATAGAAAAAGATGCAGAATTTATTGATATCATTCATAAATATTACGGTTACGATATACGAAAAAAAATTAAGTCCTAAATCCACATTGTTTCTCAAAACTTTTAATTGAATGAGATAAATTATTTAAATTAATTTTTACATCTCTTCACATAATTGTTAATGTATATTTCATTTATGAACATTTATTATGTTTAAAAAAAATATTTTATTCCAATGCATCCATCAAATGTCCTTATTAAATGGTCATTTCGAATTATTTTCATCTATAATTTGTACAACTTTATTTTTATTGATATGTTTGTCATATATTACAATGTATCTTAACTGGTCTTCATCTAATAATTGAATTATATTATCATATCCAAAAACTAATTTATCAACGTCACCAATGTTAATATCGTCTGATATTTGTTTTATTATCCCGTCATGTTTTTCATGTGTCGGTACAAAATAATCATTATATTTATCATTTGACAAAATATCGTGAATTAATTTATCGTTTATTCCAGGTATGTCAATTATTTTGTCAGAAAAATATTGTCGGAATAGTTTATCTTTTATAACTTCATTTTTTATATTTCCGCAACCAATAATTATTAAACCTTGTTCTACAATACATTTTGTATTTGTTTTATTCATAAAGTATTGACCATTAATTCTGATAATTTTTTCACATATAATGCTTGTTTATTTTCACATATTCGTTCTATTCGTTGCGCACTTTGTCCTCCTTTTCCGGTTAACATTGCGACACCAATTTTATATTCATCTTCATACATTTATATTATCAATTCAATATGATATCGTTTATCACATTTATAAATATTTTTATTTATTTTTTTATTGGCTCAAATATAACATTACATTTTTCTGAATTAAAAATATGAATTGCATAATCCGGCACAAATAACCAATACATTTTCTGGCTAATGGTTGAACAATGACATTTTCAACATATGCAAACATGATTGTAATGCATCATGTACGCATTGGCGAACGTTCTTACTCTTGATATTTTGTGATGTTGCCAACTCAGACTTAATTTGACTATCAACATTTTTAATTAGTGTATTTGACGTGACCATAATTGTCACCAACGATGTACCACCAGTATCTGATACAGCTTGTGATAATTCTAAAAATTTGAATATATTAATATATATAAAATAACTCAACAAAAAACAACTTTAAAACAACACGATGGCAGCAGTAGAAACTATTTTGTTTTACAGAGAAAATGCTACTTATGGTGAATTTTCTAATTTCGCAAAATATCCTATCACAATTAAAGATGATTATTGGTACACAAGTGAACATTATTTTCAAGCAATGAAATTCACAGATTATCCAGAATATCAAGAACAAATTCGCAACACAAAATCATGCACCACAATTAAAAAAATGGGTGGAACTCGCAAATTTAAACTTCGTGCAGATTGGGAAGCCGTTAAGGAAAACGTCATGATGACTGCATTGAGAGCAAAATTTACACAATATGATGAACTAAAACAATTATTGTTGTCGACAGGTGATACACATTTAGTTGAACATACAAAAAATGATGTGTATTGGGCGGATGGTGGTGGGAATGGTAAGGGTCTTAATCGTCTTGGCATCCTATTAGTTCAACTACGTGAAGAATTACGTGATAATTAAACTTATTTATAATATTGAACGAACATTATAGATAACATAAAAATTGAATTTTATTATGGTTGATATGTTTATAAATTACTAAGATTTTAACGAACAATAACCATGTCAAAAAGAAAAAATAACGGAGACTATAAAATTTATAAGAAATCATGTTACGGGTGTATGAGTGACAAATTTATGCTAAATCAGTTAGCACATTGTGACCCTGGTGGTTGTCTATATGTAGACGATGATACTGATGATACTGATGATGAAATAAAACATGATGATAAAATAAAACGCAACGATGAGATAAAACATGATGATATAACTAAGCCTAAAGAAACATGTTGGGGATGTATCAATGACGAATCTAATCTAGAAGCTCATCAAAAAAAAGGTGGATGCGAATACGAACATTTACCTTCATAATTATTTTATTACGGACGATATATTAATAACATATGTAATATTTTTAATTATTTACTTAAAAAAATTGAATTTCAATACATAATATTCATAATGTTTTGATACATATAATTAATATTATGGTTAGCGGTTAATCTTCGGCATTATTATGACGCAAATTTCGGTTTTAAGCTACAATATATGGTTCGAAAATTCAATGGTATCAGAAAGAATTATGTCATTATTGAGCATAATTGAACTAAAATCACCAGGTGTTATTTGTATGCAAGAAGTATTAAAAGATGTGCACCAAACATTATTATATGCACTGTATACGTTAGGTTATAAATATTTTTTTCCTGAATCGTCAAACAAAAATTATGATTGCATAATTGTGTCAAAACATCCAATTAAAAAAACAAAAGAGTATCCATACGAATTTTCAGATATGGGACGCAATCTAAAAATAACTGTTATTGAACATGTAGATACAAAACAATTATTTGTCATATCTACGACACATTTTGAAAGTGCATTTAAAAAAACATCTGAGAATACCATAAAAATATATCAATATGCCGAAGCAGAAAAAATATTAAATAAACTATCGACACATTATAAATATATCATTATCGGTTGCGATACTAATATTTTAAGTCATGAAGAACATCATTTGATGACAAATAAAAGTTCAGATATTTGGAAAGATTCATGGACAGAAAATGGAAGTGATACTACCAAAAAATTTACATATGACACATTTACAAATGAACATGTTAAAAATAAAAATTACAATTTTAACATAAGAAATAGATTGGACCGCATAATGTACAGGGGAAATATTGATACGGTCGAATTTGAATTAATAAAAAAATCACCAAATAATGATTACGTTCAGCCATCAGACCATCACGGAATTTTAGCAATTTTACGGTTAAAAGATTAATACAATAAATATTTTACAGCACTAAATTCACCCCCACCATATTGAAATGTTTTTTTATTTCCGTACAATAAAGTTCCAATAGCCGTTACACTTATCGCAGCAATTGTTGTATACTTTTTTATTTTGGTATTTTTTTGTTTTATTTTATTTTTGTCATTTTGTGTAAGCGTATCATCATCGTCAGAAGATTTTTCTTTCAATATCATTTTATTTTCATGAAGAAAACCAAATAATAAAATGCACATTGTCATTACATTCCATTGTATGTCAAGCTTTGTCGTAAAAATAAACCAAATATATGCTAACACTGAATATAACATAGCTTGCTCAACATTATTAAAGCCTCCAACTAATATGATTAATACGAACATCATAATAAATGCAATAACATGTTGTGCCAATCTATTATCTTTAATATATGTTTTCATTTGTTTTCCCATTAATTCACTTGATGAACTATTAAAAATTAATAAATAGAATATTAATAATGATGAAAGTAGAGAAAATTCCATTTTATACGTTTTATAAACTATCTTTATAAATTAATATTTTTATGACGTAATTCATATGTTAACTTTTTATATTGCAATGCGCATTTTTTATGCTTAAAGATAAACACATTAAATGATATTAATTATTATGACAACTAACAATGGCACTGCATGCAAAATAAATAACAAAAAACGCCAATTCAATTATGAAAATAAAAAAAATGGTATAAATTTGCGAAACGGTAAGTATATTGACCCGACCAGTAGTGGCGAAGATTATGATGATTATGATGAAGACCTCGCGAATTTATTTAATAATATGCCCAAAAAACAAAAAACAAATAAAAAAAAAGTATTAGTTAATTGTCCTAATCCATTATGCGACCATTTAAATGTAACTGGTGAATCAAAAATATGGGACGTACCCACATTGGAAGCAATAAAATCGTTGAGTGATTTAATTTCATTAGGAAAATCATATCATTGTAAACAACACACTACATACAGTGGACTAAATTTACGTCTGCTGTGCAATTTGGTCGAACCATTAGTTGAGCTGAATGATATGGTTGGTATGAAATCCGTTAAAGTTGCACTGATTAATCAAATTGTATTTTTTGTACAAGGGTTCAACAAAAAAACATCATGCGGTAAATGTATTGATTGCACATATAAATTACCATGCGCAAAAGGACAAGATGATATGCTACACACCGTAATCACTGGTTCGCCCGGATTAGGCAAAACTCAATTAGGTAAAATATTAGGTAAAATATATTGCAAACTTGGCATTCTTGAGACCGATAAAGTTCACGTCGTATCAAGATCTGATTTAATTGGAAAATATTTAGGACATACTGCAGATAAAACACAAAATGAAATTAATAAAGCAAAAGGGGGAGTATTATTTATCGACGAAGCGTATTCACTTGGAGATGCCGAACAACGTGATAGTTTTTCAAAAGAATGTATCGACACATTAAATCAAAATTTATCAGAAAAAAGAGATTTTTTATGTATCATTGCTGGATATAAAAAAGAATTAGATAAATGTTTTTTTGCAGCAAATCCTGGTCTTAAGCGCAGATTTGCATTTACATACGATATTATGCCATACGATGCTAATAATCTAAAAGATATTTTTTTATTAAAGGTTAACAAAGATGGATGGAACATCGAACAAAATAAGGTCGAAGAATTATTAAAATTATTTCAAGATAATTTAGACGCTATGCCTAACTATGGTGGCGATGTTGAAACTTTATTTCTAAATTGCAAAATAGTGCACAGTAATCGTGTTATTTTTTCTCCGAGCGAATGTAAAAAAATAATAACAATGGAAGACGTTGACTGCGGATTTAAATTGTTTGAGGATAGCGGACGAACAAAAAAAGCATTTATCGATATTCCTGAGACAAATATTTGGTCTAATTAATTCGGTCTAATTAATTTTAATTTTATCTAAATAATTCGCACATTTTGTATTTTAATAATATTATTTTTTAATAACATAAATATAGTTGACATGTACATATTTATTGGACACAACATTGATTTATATAATAAATGTAACACATACTTACATTCATTATCTTTTATATTTTTTCGGTCAACAGTGTCAGTTATAAGCATATCGAAAAATATAACACTGCCCACAATTTTATATGCATTAATAAGCTGAATATTTTTATTTATAACTCTATAATTATAACGTTTTTTTTACTTTGAAAATTGTTGGTATGATACGTTTTATGTACATTTTTATGTTAACAAATGTGATTTATTTATACTTATATTATATAATTATTATTCAACGTGTTTATATTGTCATAAATCACACATATAATTATATTAATTATGTTAAGTATAATCATATGGCAGAGCAAATACATCAACAATTATTAGATCCGATAGGAACATTATGTAGATTAATTGAAATTAATTTTAAATCTGAAAATACAAAAATAACTATATCAAATCATGCATTGTCGACACAAGACCCACAAACATTACAATGGCTTGTTCGTAAATATAACGGGCATAGTAAAGATAATGTAAGCGAATTATTTGACGTAGTTGTGCGTGTCATTTATTGGTACGTCATCCCATTGTATAAATCAAATATAATAAAACGTGACGATGTTAGCGATAAAAATATAATATTGACGTCAAATGATAAATCATCTGACGATTTAGTTGAGTCTTCTGACATTGGAGATTCATGTGTTATGAACAATAATGAAAATGGTGAAGAAATGTTGGACACAAATGACATAGCAGACACATATGTCAAATGTAAATTTAATGAAGGCGATTCAAAAAAATATTTTAATTGTATAAAACGATTGATAAAATATACTTGCGACGCATTAAAAATGTTGCAAAAAACATATAAAAATGGAAATGTCATCATGGCGTTACAATTATACATTAACATATTAATAGACGCAGTTAATGGAAATTTTAATATCGTGCATCTTCCCGATTGTCTAACTAAAAAAAATATCGAAAACGGAAACTTTTTAGATTATTCAAAAATATGTGAACTATGGGATTATCAAAAAGTAAAAAGCATATGTGAATTATATGATAGATGTATTATGGAACAAACAAAAAAAACATCAGACAATGGAGAATATATTAAAGGCAATATTGAAGGGTATTTATTAGCTATCGATAAAATGTTATCTACGCGTGAAAATGAATTTAGAAACCTTATATCTTCCAGCAATTCTGGATAAAAATTGAAAATTATTAATAAACATGATAGCTAATGATATTATGATTATATACAAATATTGCCATCAGTGGTTAACCTTCGATATCATAATTATGTATAAAACAACAATGTCAACAAAAAATAAACGTAAATATGTTTGCATGTACAGCAAAAGTAAAAAAAATAAAAATAAAAAAAATGAAGATAGTGATGAGGAAGAAGAATATGAAAACGATGAAGAATATGAAAAAAAGATTTACGATGTCTATGAAAAGGGTAATCATGTTTATTTCAGATCAGAAGTTTCAACAAAATCAGTTGACAAATTAAGCAGAATATTAGATAAAAAATTAAAAGATTATCAAACATTAAAAACGTCATGTCACGCGTGTGAAATTAAATGTAAACCTATATATTTACATATTACAAGTTGGGGTGGTGAATTATCAGCAGGATTTTGGGCTCATGATATGATTTCTGATTTTCCTATTCCAATATACACCGTCATTGAAGGTTACGCGGTAAGTTGTGGTTCACTTATGTCAATTGCCGGCAAAAAACGATTTATCACAAAAAATTCACACATGCTCATTCATCAATTAAGTTCAGCATCGTGGGGTACATTTAGTGAAATGAATGATGAACATCAAAATCTTGAAATGAATATGGAACAAATATATAAAATGTACATAGATGCATCAGGTAATAAATTATCAAAAAAAAAATTAAAAGATATATTAAAACATGACATCTATTGGCAATTTGATACATGTCAAAAATATGGACTTGTTGATGAATTATGGACAAACAAAGAAATTTAATTTATTTATTTATCAAAAATTGAATAATATTACTTTAATAAATTATTAAAATTAATAACACGCGCAATAATTATAATCATTGCATTATGATTGACTGAAATAATATTGTTGACACTAAGTGTTTAAATATTTGTATGTCGAGAAATAATATGAATATTCTAATTATTGAAATATTAATTGATAACGGCATACAAATTGAAAAAAAACATTTAACAAAAATAATGCTTGACCGCAAAAAATTGCACACAATCATAATAATGATATTTATGATATTTTTAAATGGTATAGCGTTGATATACATACTAATCAATGTGAATTGCGCATGATGATTTCAAAAAAATATTACGTTACCAAAAATTCATGAAAAAACACAGCATTAAATTCGATTCGTATTAATATCATACAATCCAAAATTATTATTTAACGATATACCTGCGAATAATTATTATGATAATAAAAAAAATATTATAGAATATAATGATAAATTTTGTGATGCCATTAAAAATAATACTTATATTGTAACATTAAAAGTATTATCAATATGTGTCCATCGTCAATATAAAATGCAATTATTGAATTATTATGGATTTATTTCCGATTAATTTATTATCTTTAGTTTTATTAAAAAACGTAATTTATATTGTAAACATATGATATCGTTATCATGTGTACATATCGTATACAAATACATAAAATTATTTCATTAAACAAATCATATTTATCGAAATTTTATTCATTAAAAATTCCCCCCTTAAAAATATAACTAAAATAAGCATAATTTATGCTAAATATATATGGTTAATTATTATGTTATGTGATAAAAAGTAATAACGTTGCGAATAAATTACAATATATTAATAATAAAAATTAGCATATAATAGCATATATTATGCCAATGTTAAAATATTACAGCATATATTATGCAAATATTAGAATAATTTATGCTAATTATTATTAAGATAATATATATGCGCATAAATGTGCTAACCTAAAAAAAATATTTTAATAACGGAATTATGTCATTAGAATAAGTTGTGGCACTATTAGAATATTTTTGTTATTAATATATACATAGAGTATTAATATGCACAATAAACAATGGTGTTATTTACTTGCGAACGATGTTTATTCGAATTTAATAAAAAATCAACGTACGTTAATCACGCAAACAGAAAGATAAAATGCAAAATACGTGAACAGCAAAAACCTGTCAATAATTATGCAAATGCGGATGCATTAAATATAATATTAGATGAATTACAAAAAGTAAAAGAATCATGTGTAATGTTGACAGAACGCATAAATATAATGGAGCTAAAAAACACAAATGATGATGTAAATAATACGAATGTAAATAACGGTACAATAAACAAAATAAATAATAAACACGTAAATAAAGGAACGATAAATAATATTCAAATAGTGGCATTTGGTAAAGAAAACATGGATTTTGTTATTGCAGATATTGGCAAATTATGTCAGGGCAATAAAACTGTTTCAAATTTAATTAATTATATGCATTTTAATGAAAATAAACCCGAAAATCATAACGTGTATATGCCAAATAGAAAAAATAAAAGTGAAGTATTTGTTCATAACGGTGTTAAATGGATACTTGCAGATAAAAATGCAGTTGTTGAACAATTAATTGATAAAGGTATTGAATATGTCGAAGGAAAATTAGAAGAACTCAGCACAATAATATCACAATCTAAATATAATGCAGTAGAACGTGCTATCGACATTTATAATGATTCAGAACATGAATTGTACAATGAAACCACTAAAAAAATAACCAAAGACATTGAACTTATTTTGTACAATAACAAAGACTTGATTTTATCGCCTAAAATTAAATAATTTTATAATATTAATAAATCATATTTATTTAAATTTTCACAAACAAAAAAATTTATATGAAAAACTTTTTGAAAATTTTTTGCCCCCCCCCCCCTCATACTTAAAATTAATAAATAAAAACTAGGCTGATAATAATCAATATATTTAATAAAAGTAATACACTGTACATATTTGGCACAATATATTAACATAAAATAATAATATTATAAAATATTATTATTGTAACGTGTATAACTTTTATAATAAATGTCGCCGAAATATTATAATTATATCCATATTTTATATTATTTAACGTATATTATTTTTTTAATTATATAGCATAATTATTAGCCTAATAAATGCACAATAAATGCCTAATAAACGCCTAATATATTTACTGCGTCATTACTTTTTATGATTACAAAATATAAATATAATTATATTTACTATCATGATACTTTTATTGCACAATTAAAAGCCTAAATTAATATATATACCATTATTAAGTAATGGTTATTTACATATGCGAACGCTGTCTGCATGAATATAAAAAAAAGTCACAATATGAATATCATATTAATAGAAAATATAAATGTGATGTCATTCAACCAAATATTAATAACGTTGACACATCAAATAGTAATAAAATGAACATTAAAAATAGTAATAGTGTTAACACATTATATAGTAATAATATCAACACGTCAAATAATAACATAAACAATATAACACTTAATTTAATTTTAGAAGAATTAAAAAATGTAAAAAATAAATTAGCAAATGTTGAAGAAGATAATAAACAATTAAAAGAAGATAATAAGAAGACAAATAAAAAATTACAAAAATTAGAGGATAACACAAAATCATCTCAAAATATAATTAATGATAATGGAAGCGTTAACAATAACGGAATAATTAATAATAATAAAAACATCAATAAAGGTGTTGTTAATATTAATATTGTTGCTTTTGGCAAAGAAAATATGGATTTTGTCATTGACGATATTGGTGAACTGTGTCAAGGCAATAAAACTGTTTCAAATTTAATTAATTATATGCATTTCAATAAAAATAAACCCGAAAATCACAACGTTTATATGCCAAATAGAAAAAATAAAAGTGAAGTATTTGTTCACAATGGCGTTAAATGGATAATTGCTGATAAAAATGCAGTCGTTGAACAATTAATCGACAAAGGCATTGAATATGTCGAAGGAAAATTAGAAGAACTTAGCACAATAATATCACAATCTAAATATAATGCAGTAGAACGTGCTATCGACATTTATAATGATTCAGAACATGAATTATATAATGAAACCACTAAAAAAATAACTAAAGACATTGAACTTATTTTGTACAATAACAAAGACTTGATTTTATCGCCTAAAATTAAATAATTTTAAAAATCATATTTATTTAAATTTACATGAACAAAAAAAATAATGTGAAAAACTTTTTGAAAAATATTTGCCCCCCCCCTCAAAAAGAAAGCATAAAAAATTATGCTCTAATTTAAAAAGTATACATATTAATGAATATTAATATATATGTATTTTAAAAAGTATACACATTGATGCATAAAATTATGCTAATTATTATGCTAATTATTATTTTAGCATAATTAAATATTTATAATATTTTCATATATTTGATGCTTATTGCTTTTTTAATATATTTTTATACTTTTCGTTATGCTTTTTTCTGCCGTTATATTGAAAATTATGCTTTTTTGTCATTATTATATTGAAAATTATGCTTTTTTGTCATTATTATATTGAAAATTATGCTTTTTTTACTTTAAAAATTAATAAACAATAAATTTAATTGGTGTGAATCACCGTTAGCAGTTAACCCTTGGTATTATATATACACTCAACCATGGCAATGTTTAAGAATGAATACAGTGTATTTATTAGTCTATAAAAAGCATATTAATTATATGAATAAGCTTATCATATTGACTACTTTTCATATCGATGTAATAAATATAAATAATATGTAAATTAATCAGTCCAATTTATTTCTTTGTAGAATTCATCTTTTGTCATTATTTTAATGTTTAATTTTTTAGCGGTCGATATTTTAGAGCTTTGTTTATCGGCATCTGGAACATGAACGACAAATGAAGTATTTTTTGATATTGATGTTGATATAGTTCCGCCATTATCTTCAATATATTTTTCTAGTTCTTTTTTTGGTCTGAATCCCGTAAATACAATTTTTTTATCGGCAATAAAATTATTTTTTTTATTGGTATTTATTTTATTTTGAGTTTTTTGTGATTTATATAAGTGCGATATGTCATATATTAAATGTACATCATCCATAAATTTTATAAAAACATCAAAATTATTGACAATTTTTTTAGCGGTTATCACATCAAAACCGTCAACAGCAACAATATTGTCAATGAATAAATTTTTGTCCCATTTTTTGTATTTTTTTAAAATATCGGGATATGTTTTAAGTAATATTTTTAATTTTTTTGTTGATATTCCTCTGCCAAATTTGTGACTGGCAGCCATGAATGTTGCTAAATCAGCATTTGCAAATCCGTTTGATATATTAACATTTATTTTATCGACTAACGTTTTTCCAATTCCATCTATTTTTATTAATTTATCAGGGTTAGCACTTAATATATCTAATATAGAATTATATTTTGCGTCAACTAATTTTTTTATGATACCCTCGTCAATATTTTTTATATCTAATTTTTTAAAAAAATGTGCAGCTACTTTTACTGCAACGTCATCAAAAGCATTACAATTTACATCGGATAAAATTATATCAACTCCACTATCTGACCATTCATAATCTACATTTGGCAATAACGGTTTACCATTTGCTGATGGTTTTATTACTTTCATAATATATGGCACAACATCACCGCTGCGAATTATTTGTATAACTGCACCTACACCTAAAATATTTTGCACAACAAATTTAGCATTAAATGCTGTAGCATACGTTATGGTCACACCAGATAATTCAACGGGTGATATCACAACGCGCGGTTTTAAATATCCATCCATCGACGGTCGCCATTCAACGTCTATAATAGTTGCTTGTGTATATTGGTCGCCAAAAACTTGTTTAAATGCGAATCCGTGTTTTGGATTTTCATTTTTTACATGTTCGTGATTTTTTTCGTCATCAATAACAACAATACCGTCGATATCATAAATACTTTCACTTCTTCTTTTTTCTAAAATGTTACCCAATATTGTCAAATCCATTTTTTTTATTATTTTATGTTCAACAACGTTAATTCCTAATTTTTTTATTTCTTTCAATTGTTTGCTTTGTTTCATTTTTGGATGTAAAATACCATATCCGACAAATGTCGTCATATTTAGAACATTCATATTTATTGTTTTTGAATTGACTAATCCTGCAACTGTATTTCTTGCGTTTTTCATATCTCCTTCTATTTTTATAAATTTTTTTTTCGATATAATTAATTCTCCTCGTATTGCATATCCTGGTGGTATCGTTGTTAAATCAAAATTTTTTGGAAGTGTTTGATTGAGTAAATGTGTAATATTTTGTCCAACTGAACCATTTCCGCGGGTGTACATATTGATTACTCCATCATTGTTATGAATTAATGCGGAAACTCCGTCTAATTTATCGCTCCATACATATGGCCCAACATATGTTTCCATCCATTTGTCTAAATTACCATGTTCCGGTTTTATTTTATCCAAACTTCCCATATAAAAAGGCAATTTTATTTTTTCTTTTGTTCCTTTTAAAACAGGTGCACCAACTTGTAATAAAAAATTGGATTTTGGGCGACGTGTTTCTAATTCATCTCTTAGGACATCAAATATTTCATCACTTACCAATGGTTTTTTTCCGCCATGATATTCTTCTGATAAATATTCTAATATTTTTTCTAATATATCGATATCTTTTTTTGCATTGATTGTGTCAATATATTTTTTTGGCGATTCATTGATTATTTGTATAAGTTTGTCGACCTTTTTCATCAGACTAAAATTTGATATATTAATAAAAATAAAATGTTGTTTAAATAAAAAAAAAATCAATTTTTATTACTGAATAATTGTTTATTAACTTTTAAATTATAACATTCGGTATAACATGACACAAAAATATCATGCATGTTAATTTCATCATCAAATAATTTTGTAAAATTATTATGTAGTTGTATATTATCATCTTTGAATAAATTTTTTCGAATTAATTTGTTGGTATCATTTATTTTTATTTGTAAATCTCTCAATAAATTTTGCGGAAATATGCCAAATCTCATGTCAAGCATTTTTACCACTATTTTCCATGATTTTAGCTCATGACATTTCATAAATTTATTAAACATTGATGCGAAATGATAAAAATTGATTAATGTTATTTGTTTTGTATATCCTGATGTTATTATTTTTATAAAACGCTCATCGGATAAACATTTTGTAACGTCTAAAATATATGATGTGTCGATATCATACACGTCATCATCGGTCAATGTTTTTTTAATAATTTTTTTTATATAATTTTTATAGTCGTTCAGTATTATTGTTTTTATTTTTGACATGTGTTTATCAGAAAAAAATACAATACCTGTACTTATTATTTGTCCGTAAAATGACTCGTCGTGGAAATTTTTTTTATGTACGTCAATATCATTTTTATAATATGAATCCATTAATTTTATAATGCCTTTATTATAATTATTTTCTATTGAAATTTGGTAACATGTTCGTATGACCGTTAATAACATTTGTATCCATCGTTGATCATTTGATAATACATTTTCAACAGATAACGTCATGTCCAACATTGACATCAAAAATGAAAACATAAAGTGGTCATAAGATGGGTCATAATTATATGGATTTTTGCCTAAATTTATTCCCAGTAGTGGTTTTATAAATTTTTTACTAATATCCCAATGTTGTTTCGTTATGTACAGCGGATATAAACAATTGCCATTTCCATTTACGCTGCATTTTATTATTTCCATTGCATTCAAATCGTTGCCATTTTTCATGGTTTTTAATATTGATGATAGTTGATCGATAAATAATTTTACGGGCACAATTGTTGTTGATATATTTTGCACTGTTGTTGTTGCGTTATGATGAACTAATATTTTGCTTTCATTAACGTTCATACTAAATAATAATCCCATACATCCGCCTTCAGTTGTTTCTTCGTGCCAATCTGTTAACGTCATATATGATTTATAAAATGATGTCGACTCTTGCATCTTATCGCCAAGCATTGATTGTTTATCAAGTGCGTCAATAAATACGTCATCTTTTATTATGTTTTCTATTTCATTTATATCTTTATCAAATTGTAGTTTATTATTAATTAGCCTATCCATAAAACGAATATTCGAATGTTTGAGCACTTTATCGTGTATATATTCAAGTGATTCAATGACATCAATTTTATTTTTATGTTCAACGACTAAAATAGAAATTATTTGTTTTTTTATTGATGCTATCATATAATTGGCAAGACATTTAATCTTGTTTGTATTATGACTGTCATCTGAACATTTTTTTATACAATTTAATAATATTGATACACATGAAGACAAATTAATGACATCATTATTTGATATTTTTGTTTGTCTACATATTAATAGTCCCATAATTTTTATTAAACTATCAATGACGTCATGTGGATTAATTTGAGTTGCAGCGTCGTCGCATGTTTTTAATTGTTCTTGCTTATTGTCAATATTAATAGTTTCACTATGTTGCACATAATATTCATCAATATGTGTTCCATTATTAATTTCGCATCGTATTAAATCATTTAATTGTGATTGTGGTGATTCATTGACGGTATCACATAGTTCATCAAAACATATCATTACATTTTTGTTGTGGTACGGTAAATTATAATCATATTTGTTGCACATATTTTCAATATAAAATGACTTTGGGCATAATATTATTTTATAGGCATCATGATTATATTTTATATTTGTGGTCCATTCTATTTGATTATGGATGTCAATAATTTCGATGCGATCGTTTATTGCATGATTTGCATCATAATTATTGTCAATGCATTGAAATATTTTAAAGAAACATTTTGATTCGATAATTTTGTCAATATATTGTTCACCATTGCACAATTTTTTTCCAAAATAATCAACTAAAAATATGATCATGTCTTTGTCAAATATAATGTCATCAAATAAATTAATATTTGATTGATGAGATTCATCAAATTCGAACGTTATTTTGTCAAATTCTTCATATATATTTTGTGTATCACATATAATAGTTTTAAATTTCAATGAATTTATTTTTAAAATTATTTTTTTTGCATTGTATGAACAAATATGATGAGCAAGTAACAACATAAATTTACGCATATTATACATGACGTATGTATTTACCAAAATAATTATTGTTTTTTTTGCATTTGTATCATCATTTGGATTAATAATATGTTTTCTTATCATTTAATGAAAAGTTGTGTTGATTATGTTGCATCTTAGCACAATATTTTAATGTGATATTAAAATATCAATTTTTTTAATAAATAAAAAATTACGATTTTTTATATTTCATCATTAAGAACAGTAATTTCAACGTTTGACATTTCATCATTTGAAACCGAATTATCAACAGTTGGAATAAGAACTTCATCAATTGAAACAGAAACATTAGCAGTTGGAATAAGAACTTCATCAACTGCAGAAACATTAGCAGTTGAAATAGAAGCGTTATCATTATTTGAAACCGAATTATCAATAGATGGAATAGAAGCGTTATCGTCATCTGAAATCAATTTATCGACAGTTGTAATAGAAGCATTATTTTTATTATTCTCATTATCATTCTCATCATCTTCACACTCATCCTCATCATCCTCACAAATTACATTAATAATGTCGCGGGATGATTTATAAATATTAAGAGTATCTAATGTGTGTCTAATCATATCGTCACGTTCATTTATAAGTTTAATGTCGTCATCGTTTGGTTTATCATTATCGTTTAGTTTATCATTTTCGTTTAGTTTATCATCATTCGATTTATTATCACTGTCAGAATCATTATTTGACAGTAAATAATCGAGGTCATATTTAATATTATTATATTCGTTATCATCATCCGAACTATCATCATCTGAACTGACAAGACAATATTTATTTACGTCGTCATGTTTATCATATGTTTGAGTTTGACGCGAAATATTTGTGCATTGTTTGTTATTTTTATTTGGACTTTCATTATGACGTTTTATACATGCTGAAATAAGTTTATTAATTGCAATTATATCTTCGTCTATGGCATCTGAATTATTGCTCAATATTTTATCTTCAATATGCGTCAATTTTAATTTTAATATGCGGACATAATTCAAATTAAAATTATCATAAGTAACATGCGGCATTTGTTCACACATAATGTTATATTTGGAATAAATTAATATAATACATAGTAATTATTATCATAATATAATAAAAAATCAATTTTTTATGCCATATGTACTAAATATATTTTGCTGTATTTTTTCATTAGTATGCCAATTATTGTCGTGACATAAATTATAATTATTGTTGCGGTGATTATAATTATTATTCATGTGGCAGCTATAATTATTGTTGTTTTTATGGCAGCTATAATTATTGTTGTTTTTATGGCAGCTATAATTATTGTTGTTTTTATGGCAGCTATAATTATTGTCACCACGACGATTGTTTTTGTGACGACTATTATTGATTTTGTGATAATTATTGATGTTTTTGTGATAATTATTGTTATTTTTATTTTTATTTTTATTTCGCGTGTTATTTTCACAATAATTATTATTATCCGCCGCATAATTTTTGTGCGATGTTGTTGCTTTAAATAACATCGTTATATCATTTACGTTATTTAATATAGAATTGTCCATTTTAGGGCAATAATATTCATTGTTCATTTGTGTAACAATTATAAAACAACGCATAAATAATTATCATATTTATTTCAATTTTTAACGAATTTATAACGAATTTATAACGAATTTATAACGAATTTATTTTTTTCCTGTTTTTTTCCCAGTTTTTTTTGTTGGTACGTCTTTTTCATTCATTTTTTTAGTTGTAGATGTGTTAACTTTATCATCAACTTCATTTTCGTCATCGATTACATCTTTAGTATTCGATACGTTGCTTTTGACTGTTTTTTTGGTGGCAGTTGTTTTTTTTGTTTTCTTTTGAGAATTATTAACTTTGTCACTATTGTCGTCATTAATATCTTCATCTTTTTTAGTTGTTTTTTTATTTTTAGTTGTTGACGTTTCTTTTTTTGATTGTTTTTTAGAGTTAATGTCACTATCATCAACGTCATTATTTTCGTCATCAATGTTATTATTTTCGTTTTCAACTGTTTTTGCTGATTTTTTAGCAGCAGTTTTAGTTTGTTTTTTAGCAGCAGTTTTAGTTTGTTTTTTAGCAGAAGATGTATCGAGAGGGTTATTAACAACATCTTCATCAGAATCATCATCGTCAATTATTTCAGCCGATTTTTTGGCTGCTTGTTTTTTAGTTTCTGATATTGTTTGTATTTTCGGTGATTGTTTTTTGTCACCATCTGATTTATCAACATCAATAATAATATTATCATCATCTTTTGATTTTTTAGATTGTTTTGGTTTTACAACAACTTCTTGTTCATCGTCAGATATAATGCCTTCTTCAATATCATCTTTGTCATCATCGTCAATCACGTCTGGGTATAAAGTTGCATACAATGTTGTTGTTTTTTTTATTATTTCGGATACTTCAAGTGCTTTCACTTGATATTGATTTGAAATTTCGTTATATCTAACAAAAAATGAACTTATTCGCGAGAATTTTTTACGAAAATCTTCAACTGTTGTACATTCAATGTCTAAATTGTCGACGCTAAATTCTTTCAATTGATCTAAATTTAAATCTTCGCAAGACATATTTTTAGGTTGAGTTTTCGAGTTTTTGTTAGTTCCTACCATTATTCTAGTTTTATTGTGTTATATTATTACTAAAATGGTCATATATAATATTTAGTTTAATTTTCAATTTTTTGTGACGGGTATTACACATTATATCAAAAGTTAACAGCTAATACATGATACCAAATGACCAAAGATTAACAGCTAATGCATAATATTAAAGGTCAACCACTGATGTTAATATATGAACAATATTATGACGATAATAATAAAAGTTATTCGTTTATAATAATATATGCATAGTTCATTATGTTGAGGTATATTGGGTGTAAAAAATATTTTATGTTATTATAACAGTAAGTAATAATAAATGAACTATATATATCCACCATTGTATAAATATATTGCATATACTGTATGTTTTTGCATGTTTTTAAAGTTACAATACGGCACATTATCAAACGAAATTGTTGTTCAAATAGTTTTGGGTTCAATAATTTTGTTAATTTCTGCCGATTTATTATTTATAGAAGATCAGCCATCATTAATTCCACAATTTTTAAAAGATCAATTTGATGATGAAAATACAATAGATATAGATAATTTTGATATTGACTCGATATTTGTTGAACCATCTGAAAAACAAAATAACGGTGAACAACATTATTATCCTGAACGATTAGGAATTCCAGTGCAGCATGAACCGTCACGTGATACGTTGCGAAATAATGATTATATGCAACGATTTAACGAGCCACCTCAACAATCATCAATGGGCAATCCGTTGATGAATTCATATATGGAAATGTATTAATATATTTAACAACTTAAAGTATATGCATTATATGATAATAAATATATAATGAAATATAGTTACCAAATACACAATACTGAACCAAATTATTTGAATATTAATAGTTCATCTGATGTTCTAGAAAATGTCATGTATAAGTTGATTAATAATGTTACGAATAATATTAAATCTATGCGAACAATTGCGAACATCAATGACATTCATATTGATAAATTATTAAAAAAGTGCACCATTTTAAAAATTAAATGTACAGAACACGATGGAAATAATAATTATATGATTATTGATGAATATATTATTTCTTTTTCTCATGTGTATGACTCGTTTATTATACAGTCAAGCAATTGTTCGTCAATAATTAGTCATGACGCAAAACCATTAGAATTCATAACTCGCGAATTTAAAAAATATGCTTATGAACATACTCATGATCATGCTCATATTCATGAAACAAATAATATTTTACATGATATGCTCAACATATGCGCAAATAAACCACAACATATTAACGCAAATGAAAATAAACCACAACATATTAACGCAAATGAAAATAAACCACAACATATTAATGATGTTAAAAATGAACCATGTGATCAAAATATTGCTATCGATACACATGATGTTATTAACGATGTCGTTAAAGATTCTGTAATTCCAAAAACACATGCAAAAATCCAACAGGTGGGTGATTTACAAAATATTGATGAAATTGATGAGCAACTCGACAACTTAAAAAATAAAATGGAAAAAATGATGGATATGCGTGATGAACAAATTGATAATAATACATCTATGAAAAAAAAAGTGAACGACCAAGAGGATGCGTTAAATGATTATGTATTAGAAAAAATAACGGACGAAAAACAACAGCTAAAACGAAATAATGAGAAAAATGAAGAAATGGTTAGAGTTTTTAGATGTGATAAAAAAGTTTATAGATTAATTAAAGAAGATGTTAAGAATGGCATTATTAGTAATGAAGAAATACCATCATTATTTGAGAAAAAATATCCTATTTTTGAGTTCATGGATTTGCACAATTTAATTGTTTTGAACGATTTGCACGATGAAAACGAATTTAAATTATATTGCGAATATTATGATGAAGCATATCCACCCAAAATTGCATATAAAAATACAAATGATGAATACATTCCACATAATGTTAATTATTTACCAGAAGATGAAAAAAATAGATTGTTAGCACAAAAACAAGTTCATCCTGACATGATTAATGATTTTATTAATAAAAAATGTGATTTACAGGATAAAAAAAACAGTAATTTACATGATAAAATAAATTACATCAGCGAAGAAAATTCAAGTGACTGTGAATCCGATGAATCTGATGAATCTGATGAATCATGTGACATGTTAAATTTGGAAGCAAAAATAGCACCCCTAACAAATTTTGTAAGTGTTGATGATATTATGGAGCAACTTGACGTAGATGATAATGACATTAAAATTAATTTAACAAAAGTGCAAAAAAATGTTATCCCTTTTGATGAATCAATAGATATAAATGGGAATAAAATTATATGTTCATCAAAAAATGCACGTGAATCTAAAATAAATGTTGTTCCTTTTGATGAACATGAAGATATAAATATTGCGTCGATTGAATCAATATTGACGGACGTGGTAAAAGATGTACCTAATACTAAAAGTTCTTTAGCATGTGCACTTGATAAATAAATAATTTGTAATAATTTAAAGGATATTTATATTGTATGTATAAATAAACACATAAAATGTCAAAACCATATGTTGAAAAATTAGATAAAACAAAATATAGCAGACCTACATCAACATTCACAGATAAATTATCAAAAAGTGAAATAATGAGTAAACTTGAAGACTATACAAAAACACCAGTCGATAAAATTCCACTGGGAACACATGTGAGATATTTTGTTGTCAATGATGATGGAAAGAAAATATTCAGAATGGGCGGACAGTTAACAAAAAATGATGGAATGCCAAAATATGTTATTTTATCAAATGGAAAAAATTCATGGTCAGTTCAAGCATCAACGTCGATATTTTTTAAAAAAATGTCTACTCCTGAGATAAAGCACGAATATGAAATAAAATTGTCAGATAAGGATAAAAAAATCAAAGAATTATTGACGCTCATTAAACAACTAAAAAAAAATTATAATATACCTTAATTTTATATTTATTTTATTGATTATGATTAAGTTAGCATGACCAATATTTTTATGATTAAATGTTCATACGGTGAAATTATTGATAAACATTCAATATTGCAGATAAAACAATCAAAATCAGTTACTAACGAACAAAAACAAAATATCACGACAGAATTAAATGAATTAAGTAAACATATAATATGTGAAGATGTATTATTTACAACACTTTTAAACATAAATAAAAAATTATGGGTCCTTGAGGATTTAATACGAATGAAAAGCAAAAAAAAAGAATTTGATCAAACGTATATTGAGTGTGCAGAAAAAATACATAATATTAATGACGAGCGATATCTAATTAAAAAAAAGATAAATATTAAATATAATTCTGAAATAAACGAGGAAAAAATATTAAACGGACAACAGCTGTTCCTAAAAGATGTATCAAAAGATGTATCAAAAGATGTATCAAAATTAATAAATAAACAAAAAATATTAACACGTGAGAATATGAATGATATGCAAAAATATATTGTGATGTATAATAAAAATAAAACTAAGAATGTAAAAATATGTTACGACGGTTTGCATAAAATAATAAAATTATATGACGGAAATTTAAAAATTGACAAACAATACAGTTTGTTGTATTTTTCATTTTCAACATGTGAAATAACATTGGGTTTAAAATCGCAATATTTATGCCAAATGAAAAATATTTTTGATATGAGACACAATTTTAATAATGATTTCATGTTATATATTATTACATCATATTGTCGTGTGTTATTACATGCATGTGATTATTTAAATGATGATTTATTAATTTGTTTGAAATATTTGCAGCCAGTAAAAAACATGTCAAAAAATATATCGCCTGAATCAATAACATATCCATTATCTAATATAGTTCAGACAGTTCTCATTTATGCATCAGGTGGAGTTGGCGATGTATTGATGCATTCACGATTTATATCAGAATATTGTGACAAATTTAGTAACTCGAAAATATATTATTTGGTTGATGAAAGAATAAAATGGATATTTGAGGACGCATTTAAAAAAATATCAAATTTATCGATAATATCGCACAAAGAATTATTTTTTAATGTCGATCATCATTTTAATTTGACTGAATTATTTTATTTATTAAAGAAAAGTTATAACGATATCGATAATAATAAATATTTATCACATATTAATGTGTGTGATGACATGTTGTTACATGGTGCAATAAATAATGCAAAAAAAAATATAGTCATTAATTGGCACGGAAATAATGAAAATTGTGCAGAAATATTTAGAAAAATAAATTTAAAATCATTGAAAAAACTTTTCGATATTAAAAACATAAATTGGATTTCCGTACAAAAAGATGTAAGTAAGGAAGATAAAAATATATTAAAAAGATATGACGTTTTAGATTTATCAGAAGTTATTGATAAATCTAAATGTTATTATGATACGATTGCCATTTTAAAAAATGTTGATTATGTTATAAGCATAGATTCTTCATTATTGCATCTGGCGGGTCTTATGAATGTTAATACTATTGGTCTTATAAATAAAGGATGTGACTGGAGATGGACAAACGATGATAAAACAAATTGGTATCCAAATATAAAAATTCTTAAACAGGATACAATCAATGATTGGGAACCGGTCATAAATAAATTATATGACATTATCAAACATTAACCGTATAAGTATCATCAAATATTAACCGTTTTATTTAATAATAAAAATATTTTTATTATTAATTTTCATAATCATTTCGACATTGTCTTCATCATTAATTTTATTGACCTGCCTGCCAATTCGTCAGCATTATTATTTCCATTCCAGTGGATCCAATTTATATCATTTTTAGGTGGTTCTTTTGTGTGGCTATGGTAATGATGAAATGATACGTTTAATTTTTTAGTGAGTTCGTATATTTTTTTAATAACATCAACATGTGCTATGTCACAATAATTTTTTCCGACTTTTCGTTTCCAATCATTTGCAATCCAATTATCTATCCATGTGGTTGAACTATTAATGACATATTTGCTGTCTGTATATAACAATACATTGCATGATTTTATTTTATTTTTTTTAATTATGTCAACACATTGTTCAAGTGCAACAAGACATGCCAATAATTCTGTTCGCGAGTTTGTCATTATTTCTCCTTGCATTGCCATAGACACATTATATCTTTCGTAGTCGTTAAAATATACACCAACTCCACCATATCGCACGTTATTTTTTTTAGATGATGAACCATCGGAATACACAATTATTTCTTTTACCATATTGATAAAAGTTAGCTTATAGTATCGTGACTTTTTATTTTTTCTTATATATATTTATCTTTATTTTTGTTTATGTATTTTTTATAGCATAAAAATAAAAAATACATATAAACAAAAAGACATCATAATAATAATAATAAACACAATTTAAAATGTCAAATATTGATGCTGATGATATATTATTTAAAGTTTTAAATAAAAAATATTTAATGATTAAACATATAGGTGAGGGAGCTTACGCATCTATATGGCTTGCGCTTGATTTTTATACATACACATATTATGCTATTAAAATACAAAATGATGATAATGAATCTGAAGCAAAAAATGAAGTGGAAACATTAAAAATAGTAAATAAGATATGTTCTAAAACTTTTGTTAATATGGTTGATAATTTTATATATGATGACGATGGCGCAAATAATATATGCATAGTTTTAGAACTAATGAATTGTTCTCTTGATATGTTAATAAAAACAAGACAGTTGCCATATAATTTTATTATTCGCACAATGAATTTATTATGTGATGCCGTAAAAAAAATGTCGTCAATCGAACTTGTGCACACGGACATTAAACCAGAAAATATTTTTATACATCACCAAAATATTCCAAATAATGACATAATAGAATTTGAAAAGCTTGGGTTTAAACAAGAATTTAATAAACGGAATTCAAATAAAAAAACTAAAATACAAAATTGTTTGGCATGTGCTAAAATTCTTTTAGATAAGCATGAAAAAATGATAGAAAATGAAGACAGTGAAGATAGTGAAGAAAACGATGAATTACAAACAAGTGATAATACTGTTAATGGTGATGACAACGCTTTGTATAAAATATCAAAATATCGTTACGATAGATCAGAATTAACTGATAGTGATAATGATGACGATGATGATGATAATAAATATAGTTATGATATTGTACACAATGATAATTTTTTCGATGAATGTATAATAAAATTAGCAGATTTTGGAACGACAATGAAAGAATGCGACCTAAAAACACACAATATACAAACGTTTTATTATCGTGCACCTGAAGCATTTTTAAAATGTGTTGCATGTAACAAGTGTGATGTATGGTCAATTGGATGTGTATTTTATGAATTGATTACTGGAGAAATTTTATTTAATCCCGAAAAGACAAAGACAAATATTTGTGGAGAAAATAGACACATGATGCAATTAATTTATCAACTGACGGGACAAACAATGACGCAACAAATGAAAGATGGATTATTAGTTGACATATATTATAGAGATGACATGACACCTAAAGGTAATTATGAATTAACATTTGACAATTTCAGTGATAAAATTATGTCAAAACTCAAAATAAGGAACGATATTGACCAAAATAAAAATAAAAAAATAGTTGACACATTGCAAAACATACTTATATTCGATCCAAATATGCGAATGACAATTAATGAATGCGCAAATTGTTTTTTACAGTTTTGAATGTTCACAGACTGCAATTTAAATTTTCTTGGCATGAATTTTGATATGAACCTCCACCACTTCCACTGTTTCCATAACTTTCACTGCTTCCATAATGTATATAGTCACATCCACTAAAATAATTGCAGCCGTTGTTTTCGGATAAGTTTTGTCTGGGTGTGGATTTATTGCAGATGTTGCTATTTTTTGACGATGTCATTTCCTCGATCTTAATAATTTTGTTACTAATATTGTTTATTCTTTGTTGTTCATCGTATGATAGACTATTTACAAATGTTTTTTGCGATTTTAATTTTTTCATCAATCCGCCAATTTCATCACGCATGCGTAACATACTGATAAAGTTGAGATCATTGTTAAATTTGAGCACAAGCTCTTCAATTTTTTCGCACAGTTTAATAAATTGTGTCGTGTTCATCTTGTGGCGAATTTGTGTTAATTTGTTTATAAATATATAGATAATATGAATTTTTGTGATTAGATATTTCAAATATATTAAAATTTCAATTTTTTTGTTCATATTGTTGACAAAATTAGCTGAATTATGTTCACGATTTAATTCAGCTAATTTTGTCAATTTATTAAATTATGTGTTATAGATATTATTTTTGTCACATTTCAAATAAAAATATTTTTTATTATATTTTATTACTTTATTTTATAAAGTAATATAATTAAAATGTCATCAATTACATTGACTGATTTATTTGGAAACATAATAAACACATCTAATAATTTTACATCTACGTCATTTGTATTGGTGAGTTGTTTCGAGATGCATAAATTGCTTAAAAAAATCACTGATAAAGATGATATAGTAATATGTGATTATGATTATGCCCAAATTAAAAAAATATTTGATAATCATAATCTAAATTTTTATGAATATGTTGTATTTGGACATACGTGTATAACATCCCAATTTATGCCGTCGACATTATTATTTGGACGAGTTGATAATAAAAGTGTAAAAAAATCAATTGATTTAGAACAAGTTGGTTCATTTAATAAGGGAACATTATGGCGACCCGTTTTATTTTCAGGATATAATAGTATTGGTGTGTTTTATAGTCCTGACAATAAAAAACCAAAAATAAAAAATTGCGGCGTAATAATGGATGAATTAATTACGCCATACAATGTTTCAAAAAATAATTTAATTACACATGGTAATGAATTTGGATTATTAATTTATAACGTAAACGGTGGAAGCACATTATGGCGAAGTAAATTTATATCAAACAGTGACGCTTTTAAATTATCATCAAATGATGGTTTATTAATTACAAAACGCGACAATAAAGTATCATTGAAAACAAACCAACCATATATGCAAGATATTCAATATACGGTGCAGGGTGAATTAATGATGGGTGATAAATGTTTATCAACAAACGATTCATCAAATGTGTATGTTGATACATGCAGCGGAAAAATAAATCAAAAATGGTTTCCATATAAAAATAAATTTGTATCTGAAAAAAATAAAAAATGTTTAACATCGGATAAACATAATGTTCAAATAAATACTTGTGATTCTGATTTTGGTCGGACAACTAATAAAAATATTGTTAATAAATCACAGGAATGGAATTTGCAAGATACTGACTTTTATTTAGATAAACCCGTTGTCATACCTGGAAAAACAGTTGTTCTTGTGGATTCGACTAATCCATGGTATATTAATAAAAATGTTGACAGAATACCTCAAAAATATAAAACAAAAAATATAGATAATTTAGGAAATCATATTGATAATTCTGCTATGTTTAGGTCAAGACTAAAAATTGATGATAATCAGCAAAATTCAGGATATGGTTATTCGCTTGCAGATAATGTTCCTAAAAAATGTAATATTGAAGGTTTTGGATCGTCTGATAATGAATATTTTTGGCAAAGAATTATATTTTTATTTTTAGTGATCATGATGTTATATTATAAATATGGACGTAATAAAAACACGCATAAATAATGTGGTACTTTTTATTATCTACTCTCTTTATCTTTTTCGTCAGACACAACATAATCTAATTCACTTTTCATAGTCTGCAATATTCTTGAATTTAATGCTCTAAAAGGCATAGTTCCTATGTATGATTTATTATATAAATATGCATACGGTTCTATTATATAAAAATCATTAATAAATGGGTTGTCAATTCTATATATGCGACTCATTTTTCCAATAAATATATCAACTAAATGACATTGGTTATCGACAATCCATACAAAAAAACACGCGACGTTATCTTTAGATTTGTCAACGGTTGGTTTATATGTTTTCTTATAAATTTGATATATTTCATCGAAATCATCTTTTTTTAACATCATGATGGGTACTATTTTTTTTAACATGTCAAGTTGTCTGTAAGAATATGCTTCCTTCATTTCTAATTTTTCAAGGTCTTCATATTTTTTTTTTCCACATTTTATGTAATCATAAAAATCTGTACAATATTTACTTGTTGTGTGAATTCGTGTATCATCTAATATCGTATCGTCAGAATTATTTTTATTTGCATGACATGATACATAATCACAATATAACACTACGTTATCTATTTCGAAATAATATGCTATGGACGATATGAATAAAATAAATTCAGCATCGTCAATAATTTCTGATCTTTTTATCATGCTATATTTGACACAATAATTGACTGCCATTATTGTTTCTCCTTTGTTTTTTGGGTTTTCAGCTATTTCAATTAAAAATAACATATAATTGTCAGGACTTATGGTGTGCATACTAAAACCAGTCGGTGTTTCAATTGCATAAAATTTTTTGTAAGCATGCAGACCATCATAATTTTCACAGACGACATTGAAAATATTTTCATTTTTTAATTTTAATCCAAAATGACCTAACTCATTTGTGTAATTATTTACAAATTTATCTATTTTGTGTTGGAGAGAAGTTGTGTTGCTCGAATATGTTGAATATGTTTTCAGTTGTATGAAATCAATAATTTCCATATTATTTGGTTCAGTTATCCTATTAAAATTTATTTTTTCTTTTCCAACGTATGTAAATTCATATTTTGTTTTTATCGATGACGATATATTTTCATCTGTGTTGTAATATGTAGTATCATCATCACGTGAATCTAAACGAAATACACTCATTGGACCAAATAATATTTCTTCTTCATCGGGAAAATGAGAAAATGATTCCATACATAATGCAACACCCTTTACATTTTTTGGTATTTTTATTTTTATTAATATGTACCCAAATTGATATGATTCTGCTTTGTAAAATGGATTCCGTGTAGTGCTTGTAAAACTTTTCTCAATATATTGTTCACCTATATCAATACTTCGTATGTGATTATCGTTGTTGACAAAACGATACACAATATAATCATTATCAAATTTAGGCGCATCATTTATTGTTTCATATAATTTTAATATTATGTCTTCAAGATATTTATTTTTATGTTCATATATTGTCATGTTTCTTAAATAATAATTCATATGCGCACTTCCATGCAATGTATAATATTGCATCAGACCTATTTGTTTTTTTTTAATTATGTAATTTTGATGAGATAACAACATATCACTTGTTACATCATTTTTAGTTATTTTTTGGCATAACAATTTTAATTTTTCTTCTGTATAATATTGTTGGTCAGGTGTTATTAATTTCATGTTCAATGCTAAATTTATTATTTCAGAACGAGTATAATATGGTTTGACGTGTCTTAATAAAGATGTAAATGATGGACGCTTACATGTTGTTATATTTTTGCCGACATTATATGTGTATAAATATATTACCTTTACAAATGTGTTAAATAACGTCATCAAATCAAATGACTTCATGAATTTAATTAACATATCATACCTTTTATATTTTTTTATTTGTAACATATCATGTTTTTTTTTGATGTACGTTTTAGTGTCATTATTTTTATTTGCAATTTTAAGTTCGTCTAATATTTCTAGTTCAGTCTGTTTTATTTTATCTATCTGTTTTTTTAATATTTTCTTTTCGTTCACAACTGAATTTAATAATTCAAAATCTATAAAACGATAATTATTATATGTTATTCTGTTAAACACATTTTCTTTCTTTATTAAGTAAACGTTATCAGTGTATACGTCATATAATGGAATGACATAATGTAGCTCAGATAAATTAATTTTTATTTTCTTGATTTCTTTTTTTATTTTATCTTTTTCAAATGCATGAAATATATTTTTTAGTTTATTATCTTGCTGTATTTGCTTTTTTTGTTCCATTATTATTTTTACTGTTGGTAACGTCATTATTTGATAATATAAATCATTTACGACGTTTATTATATTTGTATTATCATATATTTTTAATTTTTTAGTGTCACAATTATATAATATTATCATTATGTATCTTATGATTTCTTAATAGAAAAATTTTATTGAATATTATTTCAATGAAATATATTAAATTTGCTTATTTTTTGGTAGATGTTTTCTTTTTAGTAGTTGTTTTCTTCTTAGCGGATGTTTTCTTCTTAGCGGATGTTTTCTTTTTAGTGGATGTTTTCTTTTTAGTGGATGCTTTCTTTTTAGTGGATGCTTTCTTTTTAGTGGATGCTTTCTTTTTAGTGGATGCTTTCTTTTTAGTAGATGATTTCTTTTTAGTAGATGATTTTTTAGCGGAAGTCTTTTTTTTGGTAGATTTTTTCTTTCCACCTCCTGAGATATGTAAAGAAGGTGTTATAGTTTGAGTTTGAGTTTGAGTTGGAGTTTGAGTTTGAGTTGGAGTTTGAGTTGGAGTTTGAGTTTGAGTTTGAGTTTGAGTTGGAGTTGGAGTTGGTGTGATTACGTCAGGCGTATTTATAAATGGTTTGATATTGTTTTTGATATCATCGTCATTTTTTGTTATTTCATGTGTTTTGTCAGCCATTTTATATATTGATACAACATATTAATTTAAAAATTATTATATTAATTTTGACCATAATTTTGTTGAGATAAAATAATAATTAAAATTAAAAACGTGCAAATTCATCGTTGCCAATAAATTTGAGTCCGTGAATATTCGCACCATTTTTAACCAAACCTACTTTTTCAAAATATGCTTCTAATTCTTTCTTAGATGGATTATTGATATTATATGCTTCTCTGTACCAATTTTTAAATGTTGTGAATATAGAAGCCAAACTTTCTTTATCATTTTGGTTGTTTGTTGTTGTCATATTTTCTGACATGAACTCAAAATATAGGTCACTGTCCTTCTTATATTTGTTTGTATACATTGTTACTTTTTTAGGCTCAATCAATCCATTTTTTTTATATAACGGGTAAAATTTTGTGCATAGTAAAAACATGAATGCAGCGTTCCATTCTTTTAATTTAACTCCAAGTCCTGGGTCTTTAGAATATTGATGTGGTTTGGTTGGTTTGCCATCTACGAATTCTGCTTCCCATGGAGTCACGCGCAATCGTCTCCATGTACCTCCATCTGTTGCCGGAATAGAAGGTAATTTATTGCATGTGAAAACTAATTTAAATTGCGGTTTGAATTTAAATGGGTCTCCATACATAGGTCTTGCAGTAACCCAATCACCACCTGACAATGTTTTCATATATCCTACATATACAACATCGTTATGTTCGGGCTCTTGAATAAATACAGCTCGTTTACCAACTTTATCTGCAATTTCAGGTGTTGCGCCTGATGAACTTCCGCGTTTTCTAGTTAAAACTGTAACAGGCATATCATCAAAATAATCTCCAAATGAATATCTAATCAAATCGATTGTAGTACTTTTACCATTTGAGTTATATGTTGAGACCATATTTTGCATAACATATTTTTGGTCTCCATCTAGTCCGAAACCATAAAATTGTTGTTTGCCTGCAGGTTTTACAGAAAAATTATATATTCTCAAGTCTTTTACTTTTTTAGAAATAATATATACACCATCTTTATTTACATCAGTTAAAACACCATACCCTAACCAATGACAATTACTTAAAAAATTATTTAATTTATTTTCATCAATTTTATCATTATTGATGCACACAATGTCATAACTATCATGCGCAGTGGTCATATGTTCGCCAATAAAATCATTATATTGTGATTCTTTTTCTTCAACATATTTATTTATTTTTTTTCGATAACATTTAAGATGTTGTTTTATATTTGCATCAAGATTTATATAATCATCAACCGTTATTGGAATGACATATCCATGCAATAATACATTTTGTTTTCGTTTTAATGTTTCTATAAATTCCTCACATTTTTTATGATTGTCAAATGATTCATTAAATTCAACAGGAACATTTTCGAGTGTTTCATGCCATGTCACGATATGATTATCATCAAATATGCTAATAATTGGTTGACCCATATATTTTAATGCTAATCTGTGAAAATTATTAACAGTGAATTCAGTTCCTCCATTAATGCCATCTGACATTTTAATTGTATGCATGTCTGAGTTACCTTCAAATAATGTGTGAACTGTTCTGGCTCTTCCATCTGGTCCCATTAATTTATCATTATGTGTTATATCTTGTACTTTTTTAGTTGTTCCGTTATGCATCATAATATTTTCATCGTATGCATGACATCCTGAACCTGTCCATATGATAACTTTTTGGTCTGTTATGTTACCGTCAATATAACTGGCAATCAATGATAATATGTAAGTGCGAATACTTTCATCTTGGTGAACTTGTTCAAAATATTTTGTGATTCCAAGTATTTCTGGACTATCATCAGAATATGCTTTATAATCATATCCACAACTGAAAGTTATATAATCATCGGGAGTGCCATTTCTAAAACATCCTGTTGTTAAATCGAATATGCCATTATCAAATCCAATTAAATTTGGGTCGTCATCTAATTTTTCTATAAATTTTGCGTCATAAAATCTTTTTGTACAAGCTGACATTACTGCACTTTTAAACCCTTCATTTTTAAGATTAGATAATAATTTTACAATCGACGATATTTTTTTTTGAATTTTTTCGTAATCCTCAGGCTTATTTTCTACCATCATTGTACGTGTATAATCAATGATCATTTTTCCATATTCCATAGAAATTTCATCGGATAGTTTATTGCTTAATGTATAACCTTCTTCAACATCAACCCATCGATTTCCTTGAAATTCGTACCATATTTTTTTTTTAATTGACGAACATTTATAATGATGTTTATAAATTTGGAATACAACTCTTGCAATATCATCGTGGTGACCAAAATTGTTTTCCATAACGAATTTATTAATTGATTCGCCCATTATTTTTTTATATTCTTCTGGATTATCATGTTTTGCCCACCAATGTAACGTAGAAATACCCAAACTTTTTGTTCCTTTCCTTGCAGATTCCCATAATTTTTCACAACATCCTTCTTCGTAATTACCAGGACTTCTCTTTGAAAATTCAATAAAATCGTCTAACAATATTGGACTAATATTTATCATCGTCCATCCAACGTACGACCAATCAAGATAATTTTGAGTTCTATGGTTTGCTAATATTTTTACGAGTTTTTTAGCTGCCTCAACATCTGACATTTCAGATAATTTACCAACTAATGGACTTCTTAATAATGCATCCATTTCAGGCATTTCATTTGAAATCGTATCCTCAAGTGATTTTGTTTTATTTATTTTTTTATCTTTTTTTGTTTTTGAAATGGTTTTTTCTATTTTTTCAATAAATTCTTCGGTGTCATATTTTGATTTTAACATTAATTTGTCTTCTTCCTCGAATTGTCTTACGCTGCATGCAATGATTCTCTCATCGTGTTCATAAAATGATGGATTTATTTTTTTGCAATGTCCGTCATAAACATGTGTCACGTCATATAATTTACCATCTTTTTTTTTAGATTTATACATCATCCACCCGTTGCGCATTACAACAGCCTTATCAAATACATCATCAAGCGTATTTGTGAATGGTATGTCATCAAACCATCCTTCCTTTTCTGCATTTTTTATTAATTCTTCACGTATAAAATATCGCATATCGACATGTATAGGTAACGGTATAATTAAATGTATGCCATCTTTGTATTCATTTTTCTTTTCTTTGTAACATGGACTTTCTTTTTCGGATACGATTACTTTTAAATCATCGTTATTAACTTTGAGATATTTTTTAATTATTTTAATTGTATTTACAACAAGAGTTTCAATTGATTCATTCGTATATTGACGTTCTCCATGTTCATGTCCAAAATTAAAATCGATATCAATGATGAGAGGACCAACTATTTTTTGTTTTTCAGTGAAATTAAATTCAACTAATTTTGATGCCCTTTTATATATATTATAAAATTCGGGAAGTTCTTCATCAGGTATGTTTAATGACCTGCAATAGTTTCCAAAAATAGTATGTGTGTATTCACTTCCTTTTACAGCAATAAATTTATCAATGTATCTATTTAAATAACCAACAGGATCTTTATCATATGGGCGATTAGACTGTTCCGGCATATTGTAGATTTCATCTTCATCACTTGGCATATGTATATCTGTTAAATATCGAAACTATAAAAATCTTTATATTATTTTTATACGTTTGAAATATTCTAATTATATATTAATATTTCAATTTTTTTTTTGATGAATAAAGTTAAATAGTGTCCAAATATGATAAATAATGACAAATAAAGTTAAATAATCGCGCAAAATTTATAAAATAATTTTTGATGATAATTTATCTTTCTCTTTAAATTGTCTCACGCTGCATGCAATAATTTTATCATGATGTTCATAAGATGATATAACTGTTTTATTGCCATTTCCGTCATATACATATGTTATGTCATATTTTTTACCACCTTTTTTTTTCGATCCATACATCATTGATGGATTTCGCATTATGGCACAGTTATCAAACGCATCATTTATTTGATTTATAATTGGACTGTCATCAAACCATCTTTCCTTTTTTGCATTTTTTATTAATTCTTCACGTATAAAATATCGCATATCGACATGAATTGGTAATGGAACTATTAAATGTATCCCGTCTTTATAATTGTTTGATTTTTCATTATGGCAAGGACTTTCTTTTTCTAAAACAAATACTTTTAAATTATTGTCATCTACGTTAAGATTTTGTTTAATTATTTTTATATTGACGTTCGTAATATTCATGACTAAAATAAAGATTAATATCAATTATAAGAGGTTCAACTATTTTTTTTTGTTTTTCAGCAAAATTAAATTCTAATATTTGTGATGCCTTTTCATATATGTTATAAAATTCTAAAAGTTTTTCGTTAGGTATATTTAATATTTTACTACCAATAATAATATGCGTATATTCACCTCCTTTTACAGCAATAAAATTATCGATATATTTATTTAAATCATTAATACCTTCATCATCATGATTCGTCGTTATGTTGACAATATATTCTTTGCTATTGATTATATAGTATTTTTATTTCAACACCACAACACAATGTTAATAATATTATGTTAATCAAAAAAAATGAAAAATCATTTAAATATTTAAATATTAATAACATTTAGTAAGTATAATACAATATAATGTTCTTTTGCCGCGAGTGTGATAATATTTACGACGTTACCAATTCGGTCATCAATAAACAAGTTGGTATACAAAATGATTCTGAGACACCAACATCAATATCAGATGATGCAAATGATCCGGCACAACAAACAATATCAAACATAAATGATATATTAACGAATATATTAAATGATGACGCAGCACAATTTATGATAACGCAACCTACATATGAAAATGTGATTAAATCTTCCGCATATAAAAAATTATCGGTTGCAAATAAAGCAATTATTGATGAAAAATTAGAAAATTTTATTGTTTATGATGAAAATGATGAAAATAATAAATCAAACAAATCATATTTTATTTGTGATAATTGTGGTTATAATGAAAACATACCAGATGAAACAATTATTTCATCAAAATCTACAAATAATATTGCACAAGAATATTATGATGAAGAGCGTTGCAAAGAAATGATGCATATAAAAACATTGCCGCTAACAAGAAATTATGTATGTGTAAATTCATCATGTGAATCGCATGATGATCATTCTAAAAGAGAAGCCGTATTTTTTCGTATGGAAAATACATATGCCGTTAGATATATTTGTAAATCATGTTCGTCATCATGGACGTAAAAATAAAATAAAAAATATAAAATTAATTTATCTCCAATTCTTTAATCGACCATTCTTCAATGTCTCCATTCGGTAACGGTCTTCTTATTTTAAATGGTGTCATTTTATGTTTTAATTCTAGTTTTGCTATTTCTTTTGGGTCTAAACCGTCAACGTTAGCTATTAATGGTTTAGCACCACTTGCTAATTGTTTAGCACGCGTTCCCAATATTCTTACCCTCTCGTATGATGTCATTACATTTTTTGTAATTCTATTTTCTGGAGATACAATTGTTTCCATTGTGTTGACGTCATGAAGAACATCATCGTTTTCATCATCGTCATCGTTATTGTTGTTAAGAAAATCATATACACAATCGTTATCTTGTTTAACAATTTTTATATCATCTTGTGATTCATTGTCTGATTCATTATAGTCTACACTTTTTTCTTCATCCAATTCATAATCATCATTAAAATCATCATCTTCATTTTTATCTTCGTCATCGATTTCTACATTTTCATCTTCTGTCATTTCATCTTCAGAATTTTCATCGTTGATCATCATGTCGTCATCATCATTTTGAATATCACCTTCATCAATTAATGATGCTTTTTTTGTTACACCTGATGTTTTTTGTTTCGAAGATTTTTTAGGAGGCATTAATAGTTTTCTGTTTAAATAAACCAATATATTTTTATGTTTGTTTATTTTTATAATAAAATTTCAATTTTTATGAACAATTTATGTTATATTTTTAAACATTAACCTTTAAACATTAACCTTTAAGCATTACTATTTATTGTTGACCTTTAATATTACTATTTATTGCTAATCTTTGGTATTACCATTTATTGTCCACGTGTTATCATTTAGTGTTCATTTTTGGTTCATATGATGCCGTTAGTTTTTTATTTTTTTTTGGCTTTCACTATAATTTTATCATCTTTTATTGTATTTTTTTTGTCTTGTTTTTGAGTTTTCCTTGGTTCAGTTTTTTTATCTGGCTGAGTTTTTTTAATATTTTTTTTTTTTTCAACCATCTCATTTACTATTTTTATTGTTAATTGTTGTGGTTCAATTGTGTCGGGTAATGATAAAAATATGGGTTTTGCTTTTGTATTTTTATTATTTTTTATCATTATGTATTTGCTATCATCGTTTTTAACGCGAACGCTATATTCATTGTTAGAATCATGTGCAATCCACAACATTGATTTTTCTTTTTCTTTTATTATTTGAATTGCATCATCAATCGTAAATTTTTTAGGGTCAAAACTATTTTTAGCATCTCCATTGCATATGCTATAACTTACTTTATTTGTACCAACCGTAAAATAAAATCCATTTTTTCCTTTGCGCAAAACTACTTTTTTTCTATCATGTTTTCCTAATTCTTTGGGAAATTCATTTGCAACATTAATCATTTTGACTATTTCATCTATATTTGTGTGTTTTTTTTTAAATTCAACCGGTTCAATACTGATACTTGCTGATAATTTACCCATTCGCAAATATGGTCCATGTGGTCCAACTGTTGCGGTAATCATATGTTCAATATTATTTATTTTATCATAATAAACACCAATATTTACAATGTTATTATCTGGCAATATATTTGTAGTATTTTTTATAATGAGTGGATGAAATTCTGCATAAAAATTTGTCAGCATAGTATCCCATAACAATTTACCATTTGCTATGTCGTCAAGTTCAGTTTCCATGCGGGCAGTAAATTTATAATCCATTATTTCTGGAAAATTTTTAACTAAGAATTCTGTTATTAATTTTCCTGTTGTTGTTGGAACTAATTTATCATTTTCTTGTCCAATTATTTTATTTTTTGTTTCTTCTGTTATCTTCTTTCCTTTTGTGTATTCATATATTGTTATTGATTTTTCAATTCCGTCAATATTTTTTTTTTCAACATATTTTCTATTTTGTATTATGCTAATGATGCTAGCATATGTTGATGGTCTGCCAATATTTAATTCTTTTGGGTCTAACCGTTTTATCAATGATGCCTCTGTAAATCGCGTGCTTGGACGTTCATAATCTTGCGCGCATGTGCAATTATTTAATGTTAATATGTCACCATTTTTAACATCTTTATTTATTATTGTTTTTTCCGCATTAATATCATCATCACAAACATCAAATTTAGTATTATATACTTTTAAAAAACCATCAAATTTAATTGTTTCAGTTATCGCCACAAAATAATAATCGTCAAGTTCTGATATATTTATTTGCACTGTTTTTTTATCTATTTTTGCCGATGACATTTGACTTGATACCGTTCTTCGCCAAATTAAATTATATAATTTTATTTCACTGCTGCCTATTTTATTTCCTTTTATTGATGTGTTAAATAAATCAGTTGGTCTTATCGCTTCATGTGCTTCTTGTGTGTTTTGTTTCTTATGACTATAACTTGTACATTTATGATATTTTTCACCATACGTTTTAGTTATGTAATCTTTTGCATTTTGTATTGCATCAGGTGACAAATTAACAGAATCCGTTCTCATGTATGTTATTAATCCATTTTCATATAATTTTTGTGCAGAAAACATTGTTTCTTTGACTGATAAACCATATTTTGAAGATTCTTGTTGTAATGTTGATGTAGTAAATGGTGCAGACGGTGAACGTATGCATTCAGTCGTATCAACATTTGATATTGTAAATATTGTTTTAGCGTCACATATTATTTTCATCATTTTATTCGCATCTTTTTTATTATTTATTTTTGTTACGTCTCCTTTTCTTTTTACGATATCTTTATTTTTTATATTTTTTGATGTATATAATGTTGTTCTCATATTTGAAATAAATGTTGCATTCATTTTAAAATATGAAGATATATCGTCATTATAAAATTCATCTATTTTCTTTTCTTGGTCGACAATTAATCTGGTTACAACCGATTGAACACGTCCTGCAGATTTTCCTAGTTTTACATTTTTTTGTAATATGGATGATAATTCGAAACCAATTATTCTATCCAATATGCTTCTTGATTTTTGCGCATTTACCATGGACATATCAATTAGTTTAGCATTTTTTATTGCGTTCATTATTTCTTCTTTCGTTATTGAATTAAATACAATCCGTTTGGCATTTTTTAATTTTAATACGTATGCTAAACTCCACGCAATCATTTCTCCTTCTCTATCTTCATCCGTTGCGAGTATTACTTCGTCTGCATTTTTTGCTAATTGTTTTAAATTATTAACGACATGTGTACGACTTTGTTTTTTATCGGAACCTTTTATTACATCATACGATGGTTTAAAATTATTTTCTATGTCAACATCTTTAATTTCAATTATATGACCAACACTTGCATCAACTATATATTTTTCACCTAATATAGAATTTAATTTGCTTATTTTTCCCGGCGATTCAACAATGACAAGTATTTTTTTGTCGTTTTTTGCTGACATATGATTATATTAATATTATTCATAATTAAATGGATTGTATGTACATTAATTCATAATAAGATTCAATTTTTTATTTTCACATATTTTAATAAAAATTGATATTTATATTTTAAATACGCATTTAAACAAATATTATATACTAAACATAAATCATGTCAAACCCACAGATTATACCCATCGAATATAACAGCGAACAAATAACTAAAATAGTTTTGACAAATATTGTTAAAATGATGTCATCGCGCGGTTTGATATTACCAGATAAATTAAATGATAAAATTGATAAACTTATTAACACTAATTCGTTAGATAATATATACAGCATTACACTTGATAATCCAATAATTAATGAATCAGACCCAGATTTTGATGGAAGCATATTACATATCGCACTTATTGACCAGAAAATAACAACTCTAAATAAAGCGCATCCCATGATGAATTTTATTAATCAAAATAAGCATAATCAAAAAATGTTAGTCATGAAAACAATAAATGAAAAATCTAAATATCTGTTAAAACAAAATAATAATACTGAAATATTTAGTGAAGTTGACCTAATGGATGATTTAATTAATTGGTTAGGCGTACCCGTACATATTCCGTTATCGCAAAAAGAAGGCGAAAGTGTGATGAATGAATATCTCGCAACAAAATCTAACATGTCTAAAATATTAGATACCGAACCTGTAGCATGTTATTATAATTTGCGTCCTGGTCAAGTGGTTAAAATATTGCGCTCAGATTTTACGATATTTTATAGAATTACCGTTAAAAATAATGTCCTGGCTGAAAATTAATAAATTACAAAAAATATTAAATTAAAAATAAATAATTAAATATTAAAAAATATGAAAATAAAAATAATAATGATAAAACGATAATGATAAAATTTAATTATTATTTTTATCACGATATGGTTTAATCAATCGTTTATCATTATTCGATTTTCTCATGACAATTTCACTTTCCATTCTGTCCATCATTTTGTTATTGTGTGTATCGTTCATTATATCAGTCATATATTTTTGTTCAACTGATTCATATGGAACTCTGACGTAATCATTTGATTTAGCATTTTCACCGCCTATTATTTGTTTTATCATT